ATACCCTATCCGCAGAAGAAAAAAGAGAAAAAAAGAACGAAAGAAAAACCAAAGAGAAAAGAAGCAAAAGAGAAAATAAAAAGAAAGATAGAATAAAAAGAGAAATAAAGAAGATATATTTTTAAATAAAATACACTGTATTTTTTATTTTTTAAGTAATTAGGGAATTAATTTAGTTTATATATATAATATAATACGCGCGGATTTATTTAAAATATATTCAAAAAAGCTATTGACAGTATAATTATTTTAGTGTATTGTGTAAGCACAGGTTGCAGAAATGCAAAAATGAAAATTGAATAGTAATTATTTTACCTACAAACGCGAGCCGCGGATTCATTCCAGCGACCAAAGAAACCCAAATAAAAATTGGGTTGAACAATGCAGTTTGTAGGTATTTTTTTTATTTTAAAATTTAAAAGTTGGGAGGTGTACAGAATTGGAGAAATTAGCAGGAGCAGAGCCAAGCTCATTAGAATCAATCAAAAATGATTTTGAGGAGTATTTAAAAGAGTTCTGCACTGAAAATGGCATTAAAGACCCGTACGACATCTATCCGGCTATGTGGAATGCAGCACTTACATATATTTGCCAAAATACTTTTAAGGCTAATCCAAGTATTTTAGCAATGCCTAAAAATATAAATAATGCTTATAACTTAGAAGCTGTAGATTATATATTAGATATATACGCTTATGAATGTTTTATACATAATCAAGAGATTAGTGTTATTGGTTTTCATTTATTTTCGGGTATATCTTTAAATGCTATATATAATTTAAACAATAACAATAAAAGAGTTGTTGTGTATAAGGACTTAGAGGGTAATGTTATTAGTAATTTAACTGTAAGCAGATTAAAAGAGGGGGAATATACAAAAGAATTAAGTTCAAAAGGGAGTGACATTTTTAAAAAATTGAAATTATTTTCTGAGGAAAGTTTGACAGCTCTGATGAAAGACAGGCGAAACAATCCAATGAAGTACTTGCCCATACTAAATAGGCGCTTCGGGTGGAATCTGCCAGGAGTAAGCCGAGAAACATTCGGAAAGACTGCATTGACAGCGGCGGACCTCCCAAAATTGGGAACGGAATTGAACGAAAACAGCGCACAACTGCCACAGGTAGAAGCGTGCGAAACGTTAAACAATTCAGACACAATTTAAAAGTGCCGTATTTACTGGTGTCCAAGCTATTTCGATATGCTTAGAGTTTCGCTAAACATGAGTTTAGCGAAATGTATAAAACAAATAGTCAGAAACAGCAAACAAAACGGTAAATAATCAAACAATTAAATAACGGCAGATAATCGCCTGCAATGGTGATTCTGTTAGGGGGTGGGGGTTGAATGAAAACAGCCACCCAGCCCGACTAAGTACCAAAAATAATCTCAAAAACAAAAAGAGGTGTATCAATGACATTAAACGAGTATCAGGCAGAAGCAATGCGTACAGCAAGTAGAACAGCCACAGCACACGAAGATAATCTTTTGCTTAATGGAGTTATGGGTTTGAACGGTGAAGCTGGAGAAGTAATCGACATGGTAAAGAAAATGCTTTTTCAAGGTCATACGCTTGATAAAGACCACATGGCAAAAGAACTGGGCGATTGCCTTTGGTATTTAGCCGTAGCCGCAAAAGGCATTGGATATGACTTAGATACCATTGCTGAAATGAACAAAGCAAAGCTTAGAAATCGTTACCCGGACGGATTTGAAACCGAGAGGTCATTGCACCGGGACAGTAAAGATATTTAAAATAAACACCTTGTCAAACAATGATGTAAAAATGGCTACAAAGGAGAGTACAATGAGGTGTACAGGGAATAAAGTTGGGAATACCTGTAGTAATTAATGCCCTATAGCCAAGCGGTAAGGCACGGGATTTTGATTCCTGTATCACCGGTTCAAATCCGGTTAGGGTAGCTGGGCTTTTGATAGCCCTTTTGTCCCATTCTTTGGTACCCCCTTATCTCCCGTTAGCGGAAAGCTGATTAAAGGACCGTCACAAGGTCCGGCGGGATTTACAAACATGATTACCCCGGTGCAGGAATAACCTGTTAAAGTTCGTGGTGTGAAAGACTACGAACAGATAGGAATTTCATTAAGTCGGCTTGCCTTGAATCCGGGAAACCGGAGTATAACACAAGAAATTCGTTAAAGTAGCGGTATGGCAAAAGTAAAAAGTATTTTTTTGCACAAAAAAATTCTGAACGAACTGTGAAATTTATAGGTATCAATCCTGTACGTGCTTGACAGCGGTAAGAAGCCGAGGGTCGCACCCAAACGCTCAGACTTATCGTCACGTCGACTGAATATGGCTGTAAGTATGATGAATAAAGAGAAATCTTAATCGTGTTTGTTTTTTGGAAAAGCGGCAACGATTGGCGGTGTTGCGGCAGACTGTAAATCTGTTCCCATGTGGTAAACATTGGCGGTTCGATTCCGCCCTTTTCCATTTTTTTTTAAAAAATTAAAAATAAAAAAGAGGTGCAGTATGGCAAAAGGTGTTCATGCAGTAGATAAGGACAAGTTTATTGAAGCCTACAATAAATGGGCGAGCGGCGAGGTAACGATAACAAAAGCAACGGAAATAGCCGGCATGAGTTATCCGACATTTCACAAATACGTAGGCATATTAATTACAGGTGGGAAATTTCCCGACGGGCTATTTAAGGATTAGGAGAATGTGCATGAGAGTAGAGATTAAAGGCAATGTATATGGAATGTCGCGCAAAGAGTACAAGCAGTTCCTTAAAATAGCAAGCAAAGCTATACCATGTGGCATTTATGCGGTTGAAAAAGGAAGCACGGTTATTATGCTGAATGAAAAATACAACAACGTTGAAGATTTGAGAAAATCCGTGTCCGAATATAAAATGAAAGGGTTTAAGGTGTATTACAATGACAAAAACAACGATAAGAAAAATTCTTAAAACTCTTAATAAAACACTTAATGTGTTTATGTTGACATCAATTCTTTTGGTTTTAATAGCTGGTCTTAGAATTATTTTAGAACTTTTATTTGGTGTAAAAATGGCAGCAATCGTTGTGTTTGCTTTAATGTTTGTTTGCATTTTTGTATTAAACTTTTTGAAAGGGTGACTTTTTATGTTAATAGTTGCATTGCAAGATGATGTGGATAATTTATATGCTATCTGGAATACAGTTACAGACAGATTTTTAGGCGTTAATCTTGGAAAGTATGAAGCTGTTGGAATTATTATGGACTATAAAGGGAGCTATACTTTTGAAGAAGCATTAGAGAGAGTAGAACACCCACAGCCATTTATAGATATTGCAAAACATTTATGCGAAGAGTTTAATCGTGACGATACCAAAGTTGAAAAAGCAATCCAATACTTAAAGGATATATCGTGGGAAATAGGAACTACTGGTGTTGAGTATCTTTCAGAAAAGGACGGACAAAAAATGAGGGAGTGCGTTGCGATACTTGAAAATAGAATTGATGAATTAGAGAGATAATCAGACCAAGAAAATAGTCTTTAAATATTTTCCAAAACACTAAGAGGTTGGTAGCACAGAAACAATGATTGCTAATTATTAGCGGAAAGGAAACCAAATGGACAAAATGAAATTCGGAATGAAAATTGCCTATCAAGGAGTAAAAGAAGAAATGGAAACGATAGTTGCAGAACTTACAAGAAAAGGAATTGAAAAGCCAAAAGGCTTTAGTGTATTGGAGCAGTTTATAAAAGACAGACTTTCAGAATGAACCTTTGAATAGATTGTATCCGGCTTGCTGTGATGCAATGCCAACATTCTAATAAAAATTTTACCGGCTGGCAAATAGAGTTAGTCGCTGACCAACAAAAATTATTGGCAGAGGTCTGAAAGTGCCTTTGCTTTTTTGGAAAGTAGAGGTGCTTTTCTTTGGCAAGTTCAAGCCTTATTTCAGCAGTAAGTCAGTATGAAAAATATATTGAAAGTAATGGTATTAATGAATCGGTAGTAAACGCATACATAGAAGCCACTCAAGTTGCGCTACAAACAGAAAAAGACGTTGAATATGGATTGAAAATTTCGGCAAGGGCAAAACAGTTAGTGGAAAAATTTATTTTTGATTCCACAGGCGGCACGGCATGGGATTTAGAGAAGTTTGCATTTAAAAATAAAGTCCAGTACGACATACTGGATAAATATTATAGCGTATTGCTTGCGGAAGCACAAAACAAAATCGTTGACAGCGGCTTTATGTACCTTGAAAAGAAGCGGGAACCAAAAGAGCGGTTCTATATGCCACGGCGCAAACAATTCCTTAAAATAGGGCTTACACAGGCTTTACAAGGCATGATTGACGATAAGTACGATATTTTGTGTGTGTCGTTAATTCCCGGAGCCGGAAAAACAACAGTCGAAAAAATGTTTAACGCACTTGTGGCTGGCTGGTATCCAAAAGACTTTAGCTTGTTTTATTCGCACAGCGGCGATATAACGCGAATGTATTTTGACGGTGTGTATGATATTGTTACAAATTCAGACGAATATACGTGGAGTGAAATATTTCCGAATTTACACGTAACAAGCACAAATGCAAAACTTGAACAATTCAATATAGGCAAATACAAACCGTTTCCGTCCGTGCAGTGTACGTCGGTAGGTAGCAAGAATAGCGGAAAGGTTAGAAGTTCAAAATATTTGTTGGTCGACGACTTGATTGGGGGGGTCGAGGAAGCCTTAAATCCAACGATTCTTGATAAGTTGTGGAACAAGTATGCAGTAGACGCAAGACAACGTAAAATACAGGATACAGACGGTCATAACTGCAAAGAAATTCATATTGCTACACGCTGGAGCGTTAGAGATGTGATAGGACGTATTCAAAATATGTATGCAGGCAATCCACGAGTAAAAGTTATTGCCGTTCCGGATATTGACCCGGAAACAGGTGAAAGCAATTTTGATTATGAATTTTCGGGATTTACAAAGGAATTTTTTGAAGACCAGCAGTTATTAATGGATGATATATCATATCGTTGTCTGTACAAGCAAGAACCGATTGAACGTGAGGGTTTGCTGTTCCCGGACGACAAAATAAGAAGATACTTAAATCTTCCACACGGAGAACCGGAAATAATTACAGCACAATGCGACACAAAAGGAAAAGGAACAGACTACTTTGTTATGCCGATACTTCAAAAGTACGGTGAGGATTATTACTGTGTTGATTGCGTATGCGATAACACGGCAGATTATGAAATGCAATATGAAAATGCGGCAAATGTAATTGCGAATAATAAAGTTCAAGAATGCGAATTTGAGCGAAACGCGGGCGGTGATAGAGTAGCAATGGAAGTCAATAAGCGCGTACTTAGTAAAGGCTGGGTTTGCAATATTACCGATATGCCGACAGAAACGAATAAAGAAGCACGAATTTTCCAGTGCTCAAACTGGATATTACAGCACGTTATTTTTAAAGACTCGCAGTTGTACAGCCCAAAAGAACCATACGGCGTCATGGTTGGACTTTTAAAACAGTATTCAGTTTCGGGCAAAAAGCAGTTAGATGATGTACCCGATGTTTTTTCAAATTTTGCATTAAGAATCACGCAATCAAATAAGACGGCGAAAATTGAAGCCGCTATTAATCCATTCCGCAGGAGGTATTAGTTTATGACGACAAAGGAATATTTACAGCAAATTGGAAAATTAAACAAAATGGTTAGCAATAAAATGATTGAACTGGCACAGATGAAAGAAATGGCATACAGTATTAAAGCCGTGGGAACAGATGAGCGTGTTATGTCTTCTAGTGACCCGGACAAAACGGGCTGCGCATATGCTAAGATTGAAGAAATGGAAGAAAAAATTAACGGCATGATTGACAACTACGTAGATACAAAAGAAAAAATTATTAATCAAATTGAAAGTATAGAAGACGAAAACCTATATAATATTTTATTTTTAAAATACATAGCAAAAAAACGGTTTGAAGATATTGCGGTGGAGATTGACAAATCATGGCGGCAGACAATCCGATTGCACGGAACGGCACTCAAAAAATTTGAAGAAAAATACGGAAAAGAATACTTGTCGTGTCATTGAATGTCATATTAATACTGTGTTATTATTATAATGTCAAATAAAAGTAAAAGTTCCGAGGAAAGCACTGCTACAGAAATGTGGTGGTGCTTTTTTCATGCCAAAAGAGGTTGAATATGAGGTTTTACACTAAAAAAAATAAGGCTGTAATGTGTCCGAATTGTGGCAAATTATTGACGTATGCCGATAAAGACGACCCCAATTTACATAAATTGGCTTGCAAGCATTGCCATAAGTGGATTTGGTATTATCCGAATGACGATGATAAAAATGAAGCCAAAGAAATCCCGGATACACGTTCTTCAAGCGGAGTCAGACTTTACTAGGAGTATTAAATATGTTAAATGATGTATATTTTCACGAACTTGTAAGAGGTTGTTATGGACGCAAAATTGCATATACCAATGTTGAAAAAATAACAGCAGATAACGTTGTTAAAATCGTTGGAGATTGCATTGGTGTATTTAACTATAACAAGCCCATTATCCGGTATTTGTGGCACTATTATAAAGGCGACCAGCCGGTATTATACAGAATAAAAATGCAAAATGAAGACGTAAACAATAAAGTTTGCGAAAATCACGCATATGAACTGGTTCAATTTAAGGTTGGACAAACATATGGTGAACCGATACAGTATGTTAGCCGAAAAGACGATGAAAAAGTTAATAAAGCGGTTGATACGCTGAACGATTATATGTCTGACGCTAACAAACAGGAAAAAGATATTAAGGCAGGAGAGTGGCAGTCAGCGACCGGCACATCTTTTAAAGCAATACAGATTGTCGATGGCGACATACCGTTTCGGATTATAGCGCCAAGCCCAATGAACACCTTTGTTATTTACAATAAAGCTACAGAAGAACCGGTGCTTGCTGTACAGGAGTTAAAAGACGAAAATAACAACTTTTATAAGCTGTGTTATACAGATTCAATGACATTTAAAATTCAAGACAGCAAAGTTATTGAAAGCAGATTGCACGCGTTTGGCAGTATCCCGATTGTGGAATATCCGAATAATCACGAAAGAATTTCGGATATTGAATTGGTTATCAGCCTGTTAGATTCAATAAATACCATGCAGTCAAATCGAATGGATTCGGTGCAGCAGTTCGTTGAATACTGGGTAAAATTTATCAACTGTGAAATTGATGATGAAACTTTCCAAAAGATGAAAATGAACCATGCACTCGTTGTTAAGTCTATTAATAAAGATAACAAGTCAGACGTGGAAATTATGACGCAGGAATTAAACCAAACGCAGTGTCAAGTTGCCAAAGACGACTTGTGGGACAATACATTGTCAATTCTTGCGATTCCAAACAAACAGGGAAACACAGGCGGAGATACGCAAGGCGCGGTGGAATTAAGAAATGGTTGGGATTTCTCGAAAACAAGGGCAAAGCTTAAAGACCCGATTGTAAAAGCGGCGGAAAAGCGGCTTGCAAAGGTTGTGCTAAATATTATACGGATTAAGGACCGTGATTTAGGCATAAAAATGCGGGATTTTGAAGTGCAAATTAATCATAGCCCACAGGATAATATGTACACTAAAGCACAAACACTTACAGTATTGCTTCAATCTGGCATACATCCACTTGTGGCAATTAAAACGGTGGGGCTTTGGGGAGATTCAGAAAAAACATTTGTTCTTTCAAAGCCATACCTTGATGTCTTATATAAGACTGTTAAAAATGCGAAAGAACAGGAAAACAAAGCACAGGAAATAGTTAATCAACTTAATAATCAGCAAAATAAAGCAGTTATCGAGCAATAATCGGTAACTGCTTTTATTTTATAAATTTGCAGTCATGCGACAAATGGCAGAAACAATCGAGCGGAGAGAACCGTGTAAAAAAACGTGATTTTAGGAGGAATAAACGATGACAAGAGAACAGGCAAAACAGAATCTTATTTCAATCGGAATTTCAGAACCGACCGATGAGCAGGTGAGTAATTATCTGAATCAGTTAAACGGTGAAACAAAGAAAGAAAAAGATAAAGCGGCAGAGTATAAAGCGAAAGCTGACAAGGCAGACGAACTTCAATCAAAAATTGATGAAATAGAAGCCGGAAACCTTACAGAGCTTGAAAAAGCCAACAAAGCACTGGAAACGGCAAACAATCAGATTGCGGAGTTACAAAAAAGCAATGCAATTAGAGATTTGCGTGAAAAAGCTATGACGGATTTTAAAATCACGGCAGAGCAGGCAAAGACGGTTGTAAAAGAGGACGGAAGCTTTGACACAACTGTTCTCGGACAGATTATTTCAGAGAAAGAAACCGCTTCCGCACAGGCAAAGGAACAGGAAATTGCCAAAGGTACACCGAATCCGGGCGGCGGCGGTAGTAACCAAGATTTAGAGAAGACAGAAGCAGAAAAAATAGCCGCAAGTCTTATCTCAAGCAATCCAAAAAGTCAAAGCAACAATGATGTTTTGTCACATTATTTAGGAGGTAATTAAATGTCAAATATGCAGTATGAACAGATTTCATATGCTGGAAACGTTCAGATTTTAAAAAGACTGCCTAACGAAGCAATTCCAATGACACTTGATTTTACAGATGTTATTGAAAAGACGGCTGACGGCAGAAAGATTGTAAAAGCCGGTACACCAATTGGAAAAAACGGAAAGGCAGACAACACGGCAACGGTCGTAGGTATTCTGAGATATGACGTCACAGAAGACAGGCCGCAGGGTGTGCTTTTGAAGAAAGCATATATCAATAAAAGCGTGGCTGAAAAGCATTCCGGCACTACATATGACGCGGGCGTTTCTACAGCGCTTCCAATGATTGTATTTGAATAATTTGGGAGGTATATAGATGTTAATTAATGAAGTGTTAAACAGTAAGTCTATTGCACTTACAACAACAGAAGAAGCAAGCAATCAAATCCCATATCTCGGATTAAATTGGTTTCCGGAAAGAAAGAAACAGGGGCTTGATTTAAGCTGGATTAAGACGCATAAAGGACTTCCGGTATCACTTGCACCGTCAAATTTTGACACAATCCCGACACTTAGAGCAAGAAAGGGGTTAAGTAAAGAAAAAACACAAATGGCATTTTTTCGTCAAGGCATGGAAGTCGGCGAAGAAGAACTGCTTGAAATCGCACGTGTTAGTTCTACAGATGACCCGTATCTTGAAAGCGCCTTATTAAGTGTATATGACGATACTAACAACCTCGTGAGCGGGGCAGAAGTCGTGCCGGAACGTATGAGAATGTCACTTCTTGCTACAGAAGCAGGACACCCGGTTATCACTATTGAAAGTGACGGTGTGCAGTATGCATATGATTACGACAAAGACGGTTCGTATGCAAAAGAACATTACGCAAAGCTTGAGGATACCAGTATGTGGAGCGATACAGTAAACTCTAAGCCGCTTACAGACCTTAATAATGCTCGAAAAAAGTTACAGAAGAAAGGCAAGATTGCTAAATACGTACTTATGAACACCAATACATTCCAGTATTTGCTTGAAAATGCACAGATTAGAAATTCAATCCTTGCACAGAATCTTACGGCAACGATTGAGGTTGATGACGACACAGTAATTTCAGTTGTTCAGAAACGCACAAAGCTTACAATCGTCCTGTATGACAAAATGTACATGGACGAAGCTGAAAATGAACACTATTTTTACCCGGACAACAAAGTAACACTGTTGCCGGACGGAAAACTGGGTAACACGTGGTTCGGAACGACACCGGAAGAAAGAACTGCAAGACAGGTCACTGATGTTGACGTAACGACATATGGAACAGGAATTACGGTCGCTACAAAGGTTGAGTATGGTCCGCCAATGAAAATGTCAGTGTTTGCTTCTGAGGTAGTATTGCCGTCTTACGAAAATATGGATAGCACATTCGTACTTGAGGTTCATCATGATTAATCGGAGGTAGCATATGAAATATCCATATATCGTTATTAAAAACGGGAAATGGTATACGGCAGGCGAAGAAGTCCCGGACACTGTGCCGGGAAACAAGCCTGCCGGATATACCAAGACTGAAATAAACCGTATGCCGACAGCAGAATTGCAGAGTTTAGCGGCACAGAACGGCATTGAAAATGCGACGGAAATGAGCGGAGTTGACCTTAAAGCAATTTTGATTGAGAAGTTGGGATTATAAGTAGGAGAACAGCATGGAAGAATACACAACATTAGAGCAGGTAAAAATCCGGCTCAAACAATTTCATATTGAAACGGTTGAAAACGAGGATAACACTGAATCTGATGTTGTTGTGTTTGACAGCAAAGAAGACAACTTGCTTCTTGAACAGCTCATAAAACAGGCAACGAAAGATGTAATTGCAAAACGGTGTTATCCGCAAAGTTATACGCAGGAACAGATTGACAATGACTTGAAATGCTATGAAAGTGTAATTGTCAATCTTGTGGTATATGACCGGTCACAGGCAGGAGAAAACTACATGGCAAGCTACAGTGAAAACGGTGTAAGCCGTAGCTGGAAAGACCGTGATAGCCTGTTTGTAGGGGTATATCCGTTTGTAAAAACATTATAGAAGAATGTGCGTTACGTTTTATCAGCACCGGGGAAACGTAGCAGGCGGCACACAGTAAGGGTGGTGGGCGGTGTGCCACAAAAAAATGAAAGGCGGTATATTATGCCAGTTGCAATAATTATAAGTATCATATCGGTTGCTTTTTCCGTCTTTTTTGGATTTTTTAGTCTTTGGTTTGGTTTGAAAAACAACAAACACACAGACACAAAAGACATTGAAGAACGCGTAAAAGAGAATACATGTATCAATATGAAACTTGACGCCATTTCAAGCAATACAACTGAAATAAAAAATGAAGTGTCAGAAATGAGAAAAGAGATTAATTCTCACGATACACGAATTATCAAAGTTGAAGAAAGCGTGAAATCGGCACATTACAGACTGAACACTATTGAAGAACGTCTGAATGGCGAAAAGGAGATGTAATATGAATATTTTAGAAACATTGACGTTAAACATCACGATTATTTTAGCAGTAATCGGCGCAATCGCGTTTATTGTGTCGGTGATTACACAGGTTATCAAAGGAGTAGGTGTTTTTGCGAAGATTCCAACTGACGGATTGGTACTTGTGTTATCAATCGGCATTACAGTAGCGGCATTTGTAGCATATATGCAGTATTTACACATGACTATCCTGTGGTACATGGTTTTAGCCGCAATTATGGCAGGCTTTGTTGTTGCTTTTGTTGCTATGTATGGCTGGGAGAAGCTTTCAGAACTGTGGAAACGGTTCGGAAAGAACGTAGATTGATATGTTGGATATTAATAAACAAAAGATGATTTACGCACTTAAAGACGGCAGAACACCGGTATACCAACTGAATAAAGACGGTTCAATAAAATACATCATTGTTGACGGTGAAGAAGTCCCTGTCGAAACAGGAGAGTATACCACAGGTTATAAAACGCCTGTGGTATTTTTTTCCTCTATAAGCAATAAGTTAAGCGAAGCTTTAATAAAGGAATTTGGTGTAGATAATTCTACGAATTTTGTTCAAATTGTGGAAGACAAAGGCAAATTGCCGTTAGATGTTGGCTCGCTTGTTTGGAAAAAGTCAGAAGTGAGGTACAAAGATAAGGATAAAACAATCATTGATGAAACCAGTTGCGATTATATCGTTAAGGGTGTCGCTGATGAGGGATTAACGGCAGATTTATTTCTTTTACAGAAAAACGTGAGGTAAGCACATGGCTACAAGACCAATAGTTATAACATTGTCCCAAAAATCCGTAGAAAACGCAATAAAACGAGTACAGCAGTATCAATTAAGATTTCAACGCAAACTTAGAAAATTCGTGAAAGAACTTGCTAATGTAGGCATTGCCGTGGTTGATACCAATATGACAGAAGCGCAGTATACGTTTGACGGCAAAATAAGAAGCGGTTCTGACACGTCACACAATGCTTACGTAGAACTTAATTCCAATGGTAGTACGGCAGAAGCAAAACTGATTGTACAGGGGAAAGAACTGTTATTTATCGAGTTTGGCGCAGGCGTATATTATAACGGCGCCGCCGGTGCAAGTCCGCACCCCAAAGGAGAAGAATTTGGATTTTTAATCGGTTCGTATGGCAAAGGCAACGGACAAAAAAAGGTTTGGGGCTATTACGATGAAAATAACCAACTTGTGCTTACAAGAGGTGTAAAAGCTACCATGCCGGTATTGAAAGCAGAACAAAAGATAATTGAGGACTACAAAAATGTTGTAAAGAGGGTGTTTGAATAGTGATTGATAATCAGTGGGCTTTTGATTTAGAAATGAATGTGTTTTCGACAATCAAGAAAAAGGCATTGGCAATTCTTGAAGATAATTACCCGGATATTAGCATTACAGCAGATGAAGAATCAAACGATACGCCGGTGTTTCCGACGGTGTTAATACAGTCTGTTGAACCGACTGAAACAAACAGTGATTTAGAAGCTGACAGAATTAATACTGTAGACTTTACAGCACAGGTAACAGTAACAACAAACCGAAGCAGAAGCGAGGCATTGCAAGTATCCAATGTTATAGCGGATTTGTACAAGAAACGATTGTTTAAGATAAAGCCCATGCCGTTTGTACGAAAAGAGGGAAATCTGTGGACAGCAACTTTCCGTGCAAAGCGCAAATTTGGGTGGAATGACATTTTATAGCAATTTACAAAGAGCCGAAAGGCTCTTATTTTTATGCAATTTTTTAGGAGGTAAACATGGCTACAGGTTTAAAAAGTAGAATTATTTACAGGAAAAAGACCAAAGAAAGCAACGAAAGCGATTACTGGGCTGGCACATACAACCTGTTGATTAGAGCAAAAAGTATTCCGTCACCGGTAGGTGAGCGTAACATGGTTGATACGTCTACGCTTGAAGATTTAGTCGAAACGCAAGAACCCGGAAGACGCGCGGCGGGTTCAATGGCTGTAAGCGGTGCATTTGAACGCGAATATCTTGACAATTTAGTTGAGATTGAAGACGAAAAGTTAGACATTGTTGTTCTTTATGGCACAGACGGCAAAGGTAAAGAGGGCATTTGTGGTTTTATCGGCTCTGAATCATTCGCGCCGGACGAAGCTACAGACGACCATTTAACAGGTACTTGCAACATTGCTATTTCAACAGTGCCGCGTTGGATTCATAAAGACTATGACGTTGCGGTAACAGAAGATGAGAACGGTTATCCGACATCAATTACATTATCAAAAAAATCGTAAGTCAGTCCGAAAAAACAAATAAGGCTGTTGCGACTGACGAGGATACAAAAACAGCCGTAGTAATTTGATGGCTAGTAAATAATATGGCAGGGCGGCAGAAATGCCGTCCCTGTCCTATATAAAGCGAAAAGGACAGGTAATGAATATGAAAACAATTACAGTAAACAGTAACGAATATAAATTAGAGTTCTCTTTTGAAGCGGCAGAGTATAAAGACATCGTGCAGAAAATGTTTAAGGTCCTCAGCGGTGCTTACGTTGTCGAAGAATCAAAGGATATGCAGAATCCTACTACTAAGGATATTATCAATGGCACGGCAAATATGATTGGCGATACAGCAGATATTTGCGTTACTGCTTTTTATGCCGGCTTATTAGAAAATAATCCACTTTCACATGAAGAAGCAAAAACGGTTATGAGGGACTATATGAAAGAAAATAAGCTTTCGTACAAAAAACTGTATGACGAATTGAGAAATTGCATGGAAACAGATGGTTTTTTCGACCTGTCGGGGCTGAACGACATGATTCAGCAGATGTACGGGACAGCACCGGAAGCGACAGCACAGACAGCATAAAAAAATCTGAAATTAACTGGCATAAAATAATTTGGGAAGACTATTTTCCGACAGCCTTTTCAATTGGGATACACATAGATGAGTTTAAGCACATGACACCGGCACAGTTAGGATACTGTATAAAAGGACATGAGTTGAAAAGAAAAGAACAGGATAGCGATATGTGGCACTTTGCCGGCACATATGGAATATCTGCCCTTATTTATGCGATAGACCGTTGCTTAAACGGTAAAAAGGCAAGGTCGGAGTACATCAAAAAACCAGTTTCAATTTTACTTGAAGAAGAAAGTAAGCCAAAATCAAAAGAAAGTAATGAAGACGTTGCGATGTTTGAAATGCAACAAAGAATCAAAATACTGGAAAAAGAGGGCGGCATATTAAGTCCGTCATAGGTGGTAGCGTGCAAATTGCTACCACCTTTATTTTTGCACTAAAGGTGGTGAGGACGTGGCAGATAATGAACTGGACAGCTTAGAGCTTAAAATACAAGCAAATGCAACACAAGCAAACAATGCGCTTGATAAACTTGTTAAAAATTTAGAGAATTTATCAAGTTCGTTAGGAGTTATCAACAATGCCAATCTTGCGGGATTTGCAAGCGGTGTAAAAAATATTACAAATGCAATGCAGGGGATAAAAAGCGTAAGCACAGCAGATTTTACGCGTTTGTCAAAAGGTATTCAGAAGATTTCAAGCGTTGACACTGCCGCAATAAACAAGGCTTCTACGGCAATGACGTACTTAGGCAAGTCCTTTAATTCCATGCAGGCAACCAATGAAGCAACAAAGCAGATTACGGAACTTGTGACAGGAATCAAGCAGTTAGGATATGCCAGTGCCGCAAAAGCTATTGACAATATACCGAAGCTTTCAAGCGCGATGAAACAGCTTATGCAAGAACTGTCAAAAGCACCACAGGTAAGTCAAAATCTTATTGATATGACTAATGCGCTTGCGAATTTAAGCCGCACAGGGGCTTCAAGCGGCAGAGCGGCAACGTCATTAAGCAAAAACTTTTTGAATGTTTCATCTTCTGCAAATTCGGCAACTAAAAGCAGTTGGTCGCTGGCTTCCGCATTTGGTAAATTATACGCTTCATACTGGCTTGTTTTTAGAGGAATCAGTAAACTGGGAGATTCGATTGATATAGCTTCATCACTCATAGAAGTTGAAAACGTTGTACGTACAACTTTCGGAAATTATGAAAGCCTTGTAAACGACATGGCAAAAACATCTATACAGGATTTTGGTATGTCAGAACTGTCCGTAAAGCAGTATTCAAGCCGTTTTCAAGCTATGGGTGTCGCTATGGGATTTTCTCAAAAGAAAATGGCCGATATGTCCATTGAACTGACAAAGCTGACGGCCGATATGGCTTCATTTTACGATATGGAACAGACAGACGTTGCGAGAAATCTTCAAGCAATTTTCACAGGTGAAACAGAGCCATTAAGAAAATATGGACTTGATTTGACACAAGCAACGTTAAAAGAGTGGGCTTTAAAAAACGGACTTGACGCTAATATCAGTTCCATGACACAGGCTGAAAAAACCATGTTGCGATACAAATATGTTATGGCAAATACGGTGGCAGCGCAAGGCGACTTTGCAAAAACTGCCGATACATGGCACAATCAAACGGTCATTTTAAAGCAATCATTTCAAGAACTGGCAGGAATTATAGGTACATCGTTGATTAATGCGTTTAAGCCGTTTTTAAGCGGATTAAATTTCGCAATGACACAGGTTATTAATTTCGCTGAAACGGTAACAAATGCATTAGGTGCAATTTTTGGTTGGAAATTTGAAGTTACAAACAAAGGTATTGCCGATGATTGGTCGGACGCTGCGGACAGCGCCGATGATATAGCAGACAGCACCGGAAACGCCGCTAAAAACGTTGAAAAGCTGAATAAGGGTGTAAGACAGTTTGATGAATTAAAACTGATTACAACACCGGATTCAAGCGGTGGAAATGGCAAAAAGGGTAGCGGTACAGGAGCGGCAAGTGCAGACGGAGCAAGCGGCGGTCTTGTGAAAGTCGATACCATTTGGAAAGACTATAAAAGTCAAATTAAAAATTTACGCGAGTTAGGCGAGTATATAGGCAATACGCTTACAGATACGCTGAATAGCATTGACTGGGACAGCGTGTATGCCGGTGCTAGAAATTTTGGTAAAGGACTTGCTGATTTTCTCAACGGGCTTATTTCACCGGAATTATTCGGTGCTGTCGGCAGAACTATTGCAGGAGCATTAAATACTGCTGTGTATACGGCTTTATCGTTTGGGGAAACGTTTGACTGGGAAAACTTAGGATTTTCTATTGCAACCGGGATAAATCAATTTTTTGAAACGTTTGATTTTGCTTCAACCGCAAAAGCTATCAATAAGTGGGTTCAAGGCATTTATGACACAATCAAAACAGCTATAAAAAATATCAAATGGTCAAAAGTGCTTGAGGGAATAGCAACATTAATTGGTGATGTTGAACTAAAAACAGTAGCAATCATAATTGGAGCAGTACTTTTAAAGAAATATTTCAAACTGGAAATTGCTAAAAATATTTTAAAGGGCATTGCAACGTCAATTTCACAGTCAATAGCAAAATCACTTGCGGCAAAAATGGGTGTTGAAATTGCACAAAACGCAGGAATTTCAAAGGCACTTACGGCTGGAATTAAAAAATCAATAGGAAATATTGATTATGGTGGACTATCAAAAACACTTTCGTCTTTAATGTCAACAAAGTTAAAAGCCACAATCGGAATTGCGGGTATTGCAACAGAGTTTTTAACAGTTGCAACTGTTTTTGAAAAAATTGGGGAAGGTGCTAATTTTACAGTCGGTATGTTGGCAAAAGTGGCGGCAGGCGCAGGAGTGGCGGCGGCGGCTTTAAAGCTGATTGGCTTATCTACACCGTGGACAGCGGCTATCGTTGGTATTACAGGTGTGGTTGCGGCTATCGCAGGAATCGGCATTGGTGCGGCAAAAGCAGAAAAAGAGATAAAAGATTCATCTATAAATATAAGCGATACAGTAAAACAGACAGCGGAAAACTTAAATTCAACAATACAGTCATCTAAAGACCAGCTTAACAGTGTAGGTGATACCTACGCAGGCGTTAAAAGCGTTGCAGATAAATACTTTGAATTGGCAGATAATTTTGACAATTTAACAGATTCGCAAAAAGAAATGCTTATTGCATACGCAAATTACATTGTCGAACAGTGTCCAGAATTGGCAGATTCGATTGATACGGTAACTGGCGAATTTAAAGGACAAAAAGATGAAGTTTACAATACAATTTCTGCACTTGAAGCTTATGCCAAAGCGGCGGCAATGCAAGATGTATTAAAGGATTTGTACAAACAACAATTTGACATCGGAAACCAATTAAAAGAAAACAATGAAAAAATTAATAAAGCAGATGAAATCATCTACGATTACGTCAAAAACCTCACCGGAATGTCTAGGCAGGCATTTAATTCAACATATGAAATTAGTGGATTAGGTGACGCATTTGATGTTTTAACGGAAATACTTGATAAAACAAAAGAACGCACTAACGGCTTCAAAAAGACATCAGAAGATTTGCGTAATGAATTGGGACTTAATCGCAAAGAAGTTCACGAATTAACAAATAACAGCGTAATATTAGAAAATAGTTATGCAAAGGCTACAAATGCAATAGATGACGCCGCAACAGAAGCGGCAGTATGCAGAAATGAATACAACAAGCTTACACAACAGCAGAACGACACTGCGGACAGTTCTGATAATTTGCGGGATACAATGCAACAAAACAATGAGCAAATAAGAGAATCCGTGCAACAGTCAATGTATGACATTGAAAAAAATGTAGCGGAAAAGTCAGGCGAATCTACAGAAGATATTTCAAATTTTTACAACAAGGCAAGTGAAACCTTTGGCAGATTGGGTGTTGTAGGAACAGATGGCGGTACAAAGCTGTATAACGGATTTACGACCACAACAAGCGGATTGCCGGGATACAATAGCGCAATATTCGACAATATTCAACAAACGGCTATTTCAAAGGCACTTGATACCGGCTCAAAAGCGGGTGAAAACCTTGTTGATTCGTACAAGGAAAATATTGACGGTGTACCGAACACAACGGCAGTTGCTTTCCTGTCAATTATAGACGCGGTAAACGCAGGAGAAATCGGTTCAGACGTTGGTGCTGACCTCATGAATAACTTAGCAGATACGATAAGCAGTAAAGCATGGGAAGTCCATGACGCATTAACAAACGCTATCCAAAATAGTTACAAAATGGAACTGGAAAGCGATGATAATTATAGCGCAGGCGACCCAATGAAAAGTGGATTTGCTAAAATCCGCATCAAAGGGTATGCGGACGGCGGTTATCTTCCACAAAAATATAGCATTGTCATGGCGGGTGAAAACGGAATACCGGAAATTGCCGGAACGGTCGGCGGCAAGTCGGCAGTAGCGGGCGGCGCAGAAATTACGGGTATTAAAGATTCCATTTACGATACGTCACAGCGAGAGATAGCACTGCTTAGACAGCAGAACCAGTTGTTACAAGGAATACTCAACAAGGACTTGAGTATAAGCCAAAACGACATCGGAAGCAGTGCAAGAAAATACGCAAGAGAATATTTTAAAAGAACTGGCAAACCGGCATTTGATTATTAATGCATGTACAATAGATGATAATTAATCTATTATAATACGTGACAACTTGCTTTGCGGCGGAATCTATTTTATGTAGGTTTCGCCTTTTGCCATTTCTTTAGCACATATCGAATGCCGGTATGTGCTTTTTTGTTACCAATTTTTAAAAATGTGAGGTGCAGGCATGGCGTACAACGGCTTTTTGATTAAAATTGGAGATTATACGATACCGGGCGGATTAATCAAGGCAGATTCCTACAGCGCATATGCAAATATGCAGGACATTGACGATTACACGGACGCAAACGGATACGAGCATAGAAACGCTGTTGAATTAAAGGCATTAAAAGTTGAATTTGAAACCAAGGCAATGCTTACAAATGAAACATTTGAAGTACTGATGAGCAATATTCGCAACAATTTTACAAATTCGCAGGAACGTGGCTGTTATATTACAGCCTATATCCCGGAATATGACGATTATGTTACGCAGTATGGCTATATGGCTGATTTTCAGCCAACGATTTACGGCACATACGGAAATGTGATTCGATACGATTCAATTAGACTTGCCTTTATTGGAGGTGTTTACGGTGGTTAATTATCAATACGCAGAATTATTTAAAAAAGATAGCATAGATAAGCAGTTGACGATTGAAACGGACGATAAAACGACAAAAATTACAAATGTTGAACTACATCAAGAACAGTTTGAATTGACAGAAAGCATTTGTTCGGAATCAGAGCTGACCTTTGGAAGCTGCGAAGCGGCGGTGCTTAAATTTACTGTATCAAACATTTTTCTGCCGATGAAAGACAAAATGATAACGGTTAAAACGGTAATTGATAATAACACTGCAAATCCGTTTCAAATTGGCAGATATAAAGTATACTCTGACACACCAACGGCAGATAGAACAAAGCGTGATATTGTGGCTTATGACAGGCTGTATGACGTGATAAACGCAGATGTGGCGGAGTGGTACAACGCATTATTGCCGGAAAAAGACAGCACGACGACAATGAAAGCTTTTCGGGATAGCTTTTTTGGGTATTTTGGGATTGAGCAGGCGGACGCACAGCTTGTAAATGATGATATGAAAGTCGAAAAGACGGTTGAGCCGGAAGAGTTAAGCGGTGCAACTGTGCTGAATTGTATTTGCGAAATTAACGGCTGTTTCGGACACATTGGACGTGACAGCAAATTCCATTACATTTACCTTGAACAGGAAATACAGGGATTATATCCAAGAAACAACCTGTATCCGGCAGATGATTTGTACCCGCGTGAGCCGAAAAGCACGAGAATAAGCAAAAGTCTGTACATATCGGCACAATATGAAGATTTCCTTGTGAAAACTATTGATAAACTGCAAATCCGAAAAGAGGAAGACGACATCGGAGTAATTGTCGGAAGCGGCACAAATGCTTATGTGATACAGGATAATTTTCTCGTTTACGGCAAAGGCAGTGAAGAACTGACGGGAATCGCAAATAACATTTACGGAAAAATCCGGGGAATTATTTACAGACCGTTTTCTGCGGACTGCAAAGGAAACCCATGTATTGAAGTAGGTGACGCGGTTCGTCTGCCAACAAAATATGAAATCATTGAAAGCTACGTGTTAAAACGTACACTAAATGGCATACAGGCACTTAGGGACGAATATGAAGCAACGGGTGAAGAATATCGTTCCACGCAGGTAAATAGCGTGCATAAAAGCATTATACAGCTTAAAGGTAAAACCAATGTACTGACACGGGCAATCGAGGAAACCAACAGTAAGATTACGGACGTTGAAAGCGGATTAAGTTCTGAAATTAAGCAGACAGCAACGGATATAAGGGCAGAAGTTAAAAATACAGCTGATGGTTTATCAAGCAATATACAGCAAAATGCAGAATCAATCGCAACGGAAGTAAAGCGGGCAAATGAAGCCGAGGGTAATTTATCGACGAAAATTACACAGACTGCGGAATCAATTACATCAGAAGTAAGCAAAAACTACGAAACAAAAGAAAATGCCACAAACACTAAAACAGAGTTGGAAAGTTCTATAAAACAGACGGCAGACGGATTTACGGCAGAGTTATCAAAACAGGTAACGGAAACTAAACAATATGCTGAATCTGCCGCTGAAACGGCTGAAAGTAATGCAAAACAGGACACGGCAGATAAGTTAAAGGATTACAGCACAACAACGGAAATGAATACCCGAATCAATGCCACAGCAGAGGGAATTACGGCAGAGGTAAGCCGAAAACTGCAAAGCTACAGCACTACAGAACAGGTGAACAGTGCAATAAGGCAGACGGCGGATAGCATTAATACAGAAGTATCAAAAAAAGTAAATGGTGATGAAATTATTTCAAAAATTAACCAATCTGCCGAAAACGTTTCGATTGAAGCAAACAAAATCAATCTGAACGGCGCCGTGACGGCTAATCAGAATTTTAAAATCGGTTTGGACGGCAGTGCGGAAATGCCCAAGGGCAAAATCGGACCGTGGAACATCAGTGCAGAGGGCTTGCAATATGCTGTTGGAGAAGATGAACAAACATATTTGAATTACAACACAATTATATTGAGCAATGCAGCCGCGGCAATAAGACTGTATCCGACAATAATCCGAATTGCTGCCAAAGAAGACGGTGAAGAAGTAGGTGTTTTTGAAATAAATGCGGCTGAACGCAGTATTACTTTGACAGGAGATTGGGAAGTTCCGTGGAACTAGAAAGGAGCAGGCATGAATAAAACGTATGGTCGTATAAATTGGGAAAATTATCCGAGTGATGAAACGCCACTGAATGAAAGTAATCTGAATAAAATAGATGTTGCCACAGATGAAATTGACAATAGAGTTATAACGCTGGATACCACAAAGGCAACAAAAGCCGAAGTGTCAACACTGGTGCAGGACGTTGCGTTTGAGGAAAATACAGGCATTATTACTATTACTAAAAAAAATGGCTCAAAAATAACGATTGACACGCAGATGGAAAAAATCGCGGTAAATTTTTCATACAATGCCGAAACACAGCAGATTATTTTAACGCTTATTGATGGCACAAGGCAGTACATAGACCTGTCGGCATTGATTACGCAGTATGAGTTTTTAGACAGCGACACCGTGGCATTTTCGATTGACAGCACGGGGAAAGTGTCTGCAATCGTAAAAGAAGCAAGCATACAGGAAAAACATTTACAGCCTAATTATCTTGCAGATATTAAGGTTGAAGTTGCAAAAGCACAGGCAAGCCAGTCGGCGGCGGCAAAATCTGAAAGCAATGCAAAGGCAAGTGAAACAGCAGCGGCAACCAGCGAATCCAATGCGGCGGAGAGTGCCACAAAAGCGCAGAGTTATGCTACTGGCGGTACAAACAGCCGCACAGGCGAAGATACGGACAATGCAAAGTATTATAGCCAACAGTCGGCACAGAGCCAATCGGCGGCGGCAGAAAGCGCGGATACGGCAAGCACGAAGGCAGAAGAAGCGGCGGCAAGCGCGGCAACAGCTAAAACAAGTGCCGATAATGCCGCAGGAAGCGCAAATATAGCAAATGAAAAAGCGAATAGTGCTGCAAATAGTGCGACAATCGCAGTTTCGAATTCCAGTGCGGCACAGCAGTATGCTTCCAATGCGGCGGCAAGTGCAGATACAGCACAAAACTATGCTGTGGCAGATACTGACAGCGCAAAATACTATTACGAACAGGCAAGACGGATTTCCGAATCGTTTTCCGGTGCATTAAGACCAATGGGGACGGTTACATTTGCAAATCTTCCGGCGCTGTCAGCAACGACAAGCGGAAGTATGTATAACATTTCAGGCCAGTTTACAACCACTAATGACTTTAAAGAGGGAGCAGGAAACGTTATTCCGGCGGGTGCAAACGTATATAAGACAGAGGACGGTAAGTGGGACGTTCTTGCAGGTACGCCGGTTACTGGGGTAAAGGGTAGTGCAGAGAGTGCGTACAGGAGAGGAAATGTTAATATAACAGCGGAGAATGTGGGAGCGGTGCCTAAGACGGGTGGAACACTTACGGGAGCATTGGGACTTGCAAATAATACATGGAATCCAGTCGGCGATGATGTTGCTATTGGCGACCACAATGTTGCAGGTAATCTTGGTGTAAAGGGGCTAAACGGAACACCGGGGATAAGCTTATACAATCAAGATGGAAGTCATTATGCAGATGTAATTCACAGCAAAAATATCGGAAATCAATCTGTAGACCATGCGACAACATCAGATTCAGCAAGCAACGCAAAAATTGCAAGCGAAGCAAATATAGCTGACCTTGCACTAAAGCTTGGACGGAGTGGCAATAGAAACTATCCAATGACCTTTAACTGGGCAGGCAAAGATGGGCAACCCTCGTGGTTGTGGGGCGGTGAAAATGGAGAAGATATGTATGTTTACAATCCTAGTAATTTTAATGTAAATTATGCCGCAAGTGCAGGAAATGCCGCGAAAGTAAATGGACATAGTGTTAATGCAGACGTACCGTCAGACGCAAAATTTACGGATACAAAAGGAAGATATATTGGCACTACCGTAACAAAGCCACAAGATAAAACAGAAATGTATATCACATATCTTTCAAGCGGTTATATTGTAATGGCAGGAAAAACAGTAAGTAAAAGCTATGCAATGAATACACAATATGGAAATGCGTTTTGGGCACCGTTCACAATTTATTTGCCGCCTAATATTGTAAAAAATATTGACAGCGTGAATATTACTCCATTTGCGGAAACAGGGCTGATAAGTGCAAGCATAAACGGCTATACCAGCGAACAAATAACGGGATTTGTTTGGTCGCAGCAAAACGAAACAAAAAGCATATCATTTCATGTTACCGTACATGGAAGGGCGTAAGGTAGGTGATTGGTATATATAACGACAACAGTTAAAGACACGAAAGTGTCTTATTTTTTTACCCTAAAACACAATAAAAATTATATTTAGCCGCAGAATAGCGGCAGAAAGAGGTTCATATGAGCAGATATTCAGTAATTGATGTAAGTAAGCATAACGGAGTTATCGACTGGGATACCACAAAGGAAAATGTTGACGGTGTAATTATTCGTGTCGGTCACGGCAATGACAGCACATCACAGGACGACCCGCAGGCAATCCGTAACATGGAAGAATGTGAAAGACTGGGCATTCCGTATGGTGTGTATCTGTACTCTTATGCGTTAAATAATGCCGAAGCAGAAAGCGAAGCGGCACACGCACTGCGCATGGTAGAGGGCTACAATCCGGTATTAGGTGTATGGTTTGACATGGAAGACGCGGACAACTACAAAGAAAAGCACAACTTCAACCCATACGATAACAGACAGGAAATTACTGATTTTTGTAAGATTTTCTGCGACAGAGTATCAGAAGCAGGATACAAGACTGGTGTTTACGCAAGCAAAAATTACTGGGATTCAGTAATCTATGCAGACCAGTTATCCAATTACGAAGTATGGCTTGCACACTGGGGAATTTCAGAGCCGTCAATGGATTGCTTGTTATGGCAGTATACATCAGACGGTGAAGTTGCCGGTGTACCGTCAAGCAGAGTTGACATGAATTACTGGTACGGCGAGTTACCGGAAGTTGACGGCGGCAGTGATTCTGATAGCAATTCGGGCGACTGCGGCGGCGATGAAGAAGACACAGAGGACGGTGGATACAGCTATTCTGTAGGTGATACCGTAAGCTACGATACAATCTATGTATCTTCAACATCAGAAGAAGCATTAAAGCCTACCTATACGACTGGCACAATTACACGAGTTGTTGACGGTGCGAGAAATCCGTATCTGATTGATGACGACACCGGCTGGATTAATGATGATTGCATTGCTGGCGGCGGCAGTGATGATTCTGACGATTCAGAAGAAAGTTCGGATTGCGGCGGCATTTCTGTGGGCGATACCGTCCGTTTCAACGGAGATACTGACTACAATGGCATGGCAATTAAGGCATGGCACAATGACAGCGGCTATGAAGTCACACAGCTTGACGGGGATAGAGCAGTCCTTAGCTTCAACGGCTCTGTATTTGCGGCAGTCAATGTCAGCGATTGCGAATTAGCCTAAACATAAAAATACCGGGAGTGTAATACTCCCGGTGATATTTTAATTATTATCATGCAAATCAATCATAACAGCTTCAACTTGTGGAATTGTTATCGGTTTATTCAATGTAGATGTATATGAATACTGACCGACATAACCACCATAAATGGTAATTCTATCATTTTCAAGTAGTTTACCGTCAATTACATCATTTGCATAAACAACAAGCAACACATGATTATAGTCATCATCTACAGCCATTCTTATAGCGGTATAATTGCTATCAACCGCACCAATCATCTGTATAACTTTTCCGTCAAATTTCACAGGTTTATCAATATTTTTGTCCGGGTATCTTGCAAGAGTTTCGTATGTAATATCTTCGGTGTATGTCATTCTATCCCTTGATAACAGCGTTTCTTTTTCTGTAGGGGCTTCTGTTTCAGTTTGCGCTTCCGTGACGGCTTCTGTACTGCTTGCGGCGGCGGAATTATTCGCAGTTGAATTTTGGCAAGCTACAAGCCCTAAAAGGCATACCGGCATTAATAAGCATAATAATTTCTTTTTCATAAAAATTCTCCCTTGCTTTTATTTTTAAATAATAATAGCACATAACCTAATTTTTGTCGAACTGATAAATAGCAAATTAGTACTATACGCGCCGCAATCCGACATTATGTGACAGCATACGCTATAAAATGTAGACGTTTTTAGAGTAAATGTCGTTTTTTGCGGTTTAAATCGTTTGTGAAAAATTGGTAATTTTTGTAAAATTAAATTGTCCAAAAGATTGGGCAATTCAAGTTCCGGTGGGCGGTTGCGCTGTTTGGCATTGCGCCGCCGCCCCTTTACATAACCTTAATTTACATCAGCGACCTTTGTTCCAATCTTGACGGAAACAAACATTTGTTCTATAATGTTTGTATCGCTACTTTATTGTGTCGGGGAATACGGAGGGTAAATTATGGACAAAAAAGATAACAATGAATTTTACAGAAACGAAATCATCAAACTACTAAAGGACTGCAACAGCGAACAATTTTTAAATTTTATATATAAAACAATACTTTCTTTCAAAAAAAAGTGGGGCATTTAATGCCCCTCTTTTTCATACCAATAGGTTATATTATCAAATATAGTCTGTTGGTGTTCTTTATTAAGCTGTTTTAACTTCTTGATGTTTTCCCAAAAGACCTTATCTGATAATAAGTCGGGAAGCAAATCTGCTGTGTCATCAGCCAATTCATTTTCCCAGCCCATTAAATATGCTGGAGAAACTTCGAGAACTTTAGCTATGCTTTGCAATTTGATACTCGGAATATTTGTTACAATATTATTTTCGTATTTATAAAGTGTTTGTTTTGAAACACCTATTTTCTCGGCAAGCTCAACTTGCGACATATTTTTTGATTCTCGCTGTTGCTTTATCCTATCTCCAATCGTCATTGGTATTTTTCCTCCTTTCCTATTGGTAACTTAAATTATAGCACAAAAAAGTTACAAGTCAAGTAAAAAATAACTTGACAAGTTACTAAAAAAGCGTATAATAAGGGTAACTTCAAAAGTTACGAAGTTGAAAGGAAGTGAAAAAAAATGGTAGACACAAATAAACTTCGGGGAGTTATTGCCGAAAATGGCAAAACACAAACAGAAGTGGCAAAAATGATAGGGATTACCCCAAAAACTTTTTATATGCGTATGCACAAAAAAGAATTTGGCAGTAATGAAATTCAAATCATGATTGATAATTTGAACATTACAAATCCAATGGAAATTTTTTTTGCTAAAGAAGTAACTTAATAAGTTACAGAAAGGAGTAGAAATGGCAGAAACAGATTTAAAAGTTTTTAATTCAGAAGAATTTGGAAACGTCAGAACGGTAATCGTAAATGACGAGCCGATGTTTTGCTTGGCTGATGTGTGCCGGGCATTGGAAATATCTAACGTGGGAAATGTTAAATCTCGGTTATCTTCAAAGGGTATCCGCAACATGGATACCCTTACGGCGGGAGGAAATCAGAAGCTTATTTACGTGAATGAAGCTAACCTGTACAAAACAATATTTCAGAGCCGCAAGGCAAGCGCAGAGAGATTTACTGACTGGGTAACGTCAGAGGTTCTTCCGTCAATCAGAAAGACGGGAAACTACAACATGAACATGACAGATGAGGAAAAAATTCGGCTTATTGCAAAAGGCAATGTGAAGCTGAATGAAAGAATTGACAAGGTTGAAGATAAAATATCTTCCCTTGAAAATGATATGCCGCTGTACGGCTGTGAAATAGACGAAGTGCAGAAGCATATTAAAAGGAAAGTAGTTGATGTGCTTGGCGGCAAGAACACCAGCGCATACAAAGACAGTAGCGTGAGGAGTTCGGTATTTGCGGACATATACCGGCAGTTGAAGCGCGAATACGGGTGTGTTTCGACATACAAGAGTATAAAACGCAAATACATTGCAGATGTGCATGATTTTATTGATTGCTATTTGCCGCCGACAGTGCTTTCAGAACAGATTGAAAATTCCAATGCGCAGATGTGCATGAGTTTTTAGAAAGGGGTATGAAAATGTATATTAATCCATTTGCGGCAGGAGTGATTTTCACAATCCTCGTTGAAGTCGGACTTGCTTTGGTTTACTCGTGGAGTAACGGAAAGGATAAAAGATGAAACAGCCAAAGAAACTTACAAAAGAACAGAAAGAAGCGTGTTCGGCACACCACTTAAATGCCGAACATTGGCTTTTGGTTGAAGAAACAGAGTTTTATTTAAAACTTATTAATAAGGAAACTGGAAGCCGGAAAACGATTGACAAATTTGCAAAGATTAAAAGGGAGAAAAAGAAATGAACAAAGAAAAGGTAACAGTACAGGATTGCGTAGAAATGCAGGAAATGAAAAATCAGTCAGTCATTTTGAATGACGGCAAGGTTGTAAGATTTGAAGAAAATCCGAAGCCTAAAAAGGTCCTGTGGTTTTCTCGACACAAAATGACAGAGCCGCAGTTAGCCGCACTGGGGAACGTTGAAATTGTGCAGATTGACCGGTCGATTGAATCGGCAAGCGAGTTGCAGGAAGAAATAAACGACTGCGACATTATCGCCATTGTCGCGCCTATCGGATTACAGGCACAATTTTTAAGAGTTGCGGGCGACAAGCCGGTAATTGTAGCACTTAATAACAGAGTGCTTGTACCACAGGAAGACGGCACAGAAGCCAAAGCAGTATTTAATTTTGTCAAGTGGGAAAGACTTGTCAAAATTGATGTCGTAAAAGAAGATTTTAATAATTAAAAGAAAAGAGGACAAAGAAATGAACAAAATCGAAATCAGCGGAAAAATCACAAAAGAACCAGTTTTATCACATGAAAATCATGGAGAAAAATTCTATTCAACACAAATTACAAGCGTGAGAACGAGCGGCGTTCCGGACACACTCAACGTTACATTTTCAGAAATTTTCCTTAAAAATATTAAGGAAGATGAACAGGTTGAAATTTTCGGAGAAATCCGAACAATGAACTATGACGGTCACTGTCACATCTTTGTTTTTGCAAAAGACGTTACAGAATATCCGGGAAAAGACGGAAATTTTGCGGAACTGGACGGATATATCTGCCGTGAACCAATTTTCCGTGAAACGCCGCTGAATAGAAAGATTACTGACTTACTGGTAGCAAGTAACCGGAAGTATGGAAAATCAGATTACATTCCTTGCGTTGCATGGGGAAGAAAAGCTGTTAAGGCAGGGCTTATGAATGTTGGTGCAAGAGTCTCTTGTACCGGCAGATTACAAAGCCGTGAATATTTGAAAAGGTATGAAGACGGCACAGAAGAAATCAAGACAGCCTACGAATTGTCAATCAATAATTTACAGGAGGGGGATTCCGAAAATGGCGAAGATTAAGATTTCGAAGAAACGGTATGAAGCACTTTTGGACACAGAAACAAGAGTTCAAGTGCTTTTGAGCAAAACAAAAGCGGATAAGTACATATCACTGGTGGACATGTACAGAATTTTGGGAAATGAGTTTGAAGCCCAAAAAATTGAAAAAGAAAGGGACAAGGTGGAATGGGATGAAGATTAAGCTGTTAAAAATTATATTAGAAAATTTCATGTGTTATGCACATGAAGAATTTGATTTCTTTGATTTAACAAAAATCGCCGCAATGAACGGCAAAGGAAAATCCAGTATTGCTACGGCATACAACTGGTGCCTGTTTAACTGTGATTATGAATTAAAAGATAATCCGGTTGTGCGCCGGGAAGTAGGCGGAAAGCCTGTTGATGATATGGACACCAGTTCAACACTGGTGCTTGATGTTGACGGGAAAGAAGTAATTATGAAAAAAGCGCAGAAGCGTACCTACAGTAAGGATGGCAGCAGTTATAAAGACGATAACAAGTATTTCATCAATGATGTGCCTAAGACATTAAAGGATTTCAACGCGTATCTTGGTGTTGATATGAACGTGTTTAAGATGTGTAGTAATGTGAACGCATTTCTTAATCAGAAACCGGCAGACATGAGAGAATATTTATTTGATTTAGTAGAGGACGTTTCTGATATTGATGTAGCACGCCAGCAGACCGAATTAGCCGAGTTAGTTCCATTGTTAGGCAAATATGCGGCAGAGGAATTATTGGCTATGAATAAGGCTACAAAGGCTAAAATCACAAAAGATTTGCCCGTATTAGACGGACAGATTAAAGAAAAGGAAAGAGATATACAGCTTAAACAGGCTGTAGATACATCTGACCTTGAATTACAGAAGAACAGCCTTAAAGAACAGATTGCTGATTGCGTGGCAAAACAGACCGACAATGACAAGCTGATGGCTGAATACGACAAGGCAAGCGCCGATATTATAAATCTTAAATTTGAACTGAATGACATGGACCGCAAGGCAAATGAAGAAAACTTCAAACAGAGAAGATGGATTGATGATGAAATCGTTGACGTCAAGCGTAAGATTGATGAAATTTCAAGAAGCATTAAAACAGCTAATGATGAAATTGAAAAAGCCAATGCAGTTATTGGCAGATACACGCTTGAATTGCAGGAAGCTAGGGGGACGTGGACGAAATTACATGAAATGCAGTTTGACGAAAATGAAAAAATTTGTCAGATGTGTGGACAGGAGTTACCGGCAGACAAAGTTGAATTACTCATTAAAAACTTTGAATCTAAAAAGGCTTCGGCACTTGAAAGCGAAGCTGAAAGGGGCAACAAGATTAAATTTCTTGTGGACTCAGAAAAAGAATCCGTTGCTAAATTGAATGAAGAAATTGCCGCATACAAATCTGAAAAAGATAAACAGGAAAAAAAGTTAAAAGACCTTGAAAGCCAGTTGGCGGCGATTCCGGCTGAAATTGATGTAACAGGAACAGACGAATATAAGGCGCTTGAACAGCAGATTGCTGAAAAAGAGCAGGCTATGTGCAAGGCTAATGACATTTCAGCGGTTAAGTCTGAATTAAAGGCGCAGGAAACGGATTTAAGACGGCAGTTGTCTGACTGTGAGAATCAAATTGCCAAATCTGATACTGCCGCAGATGAACAGCGACTTGAAGAATTGAAGAAAACAAGGCTTGATTCTGAACAGAACAAGGCAAACGCAGAAAAGATACTCGCCTTGCTTGAAGAACTGGACAAAGCAAAGAATGAAATTCTGTCAGAAGCTATTAACTGCCATTTTGAATTAGTTGAATGGCAGTTGTTTGAACTGGCTAAGAATGGAAATTACAAATCAGTTTGCATTCCGAAAATTGACGGCAAGTCGATTCTTACGACCGTGTCAAACAAGGGCAACCGAATTTTGGGTAGAGTTGACATTTGTAAGTCAATTCAGAAAATTAGCAGTATTAGCTGTCCGATTTTCTTGGACGACAGTGAAAGCCTGTCAACCGACAATCAGAAGCGGGTAGCAGGCATGGTTGACAGCCAGTTGATTATGCTGATTGTGAATGACAGCGATAGATTGGAAATTGTGGAGGTATAACATGAATTTATATGTTTACACATTAAATACTTTTTTTAGCAATAGACCAAAAGGAATACATATAGAAAAGGTTGAAGCACGAGAAACTCCAAAAACATATATGTGTGATTCATATGGTACAGGGTATACCAGCCGTATAAGAAAGCAGGATATAGGGCTGATTATTAACGGCAGAATAATCTTGACAGAACCTAACTTTGAATATGCAAAAAATAAATTCAAGGAAATGGGCGAAGCAACGATTAGACTGCAAAAAGAAAGATTAGAAAACGCCGAAAATGTATTGAGAATTATCAATGAAAGCGAGGAAAATTAAATGAGTAGAGAATTGGAACTTGCAAGAGAACTTGTGAGAAAGTTAGAAGAAGCAGAAAAGACTAATAAGGTGCAGTTATCAGAATTACAGCCAGGAGAAACGTTTAAAATCGGAGAACATGATTTTATCGTTCTTGAGCAAAACGGTTGCAGTGGCACGACAAATGTAATATCTAAAAGCTTTATGGCAAAGGGTATTGTTTTTGACAGCAATACAAGAGATTACAACAAATCTAATCTTAAAAGAGTTATTGAAGAAAACATCCAACCGGTCATTGAATCAGAGATTGGAGCAGGCAACATTATTAAACAGGCGGCTAGCTTAACATCTGTTGATATGCAAGATGAGTTTAAGCCTTGTTATTGCAAGGTAAGACCGATAACGTTTAACGAAGCAAGAAAGTATAACAATTTGCTTTTTAATAAAGGATTGGACGATTGGTGGTGGACATGTACGCCTTGGAGTACGGCTGACAGGGGTTGGGAACGTGCTGTCGCCGTTGTTTCGCCGTCCGGCTGCGTCGACGGCTGCGATTGTATCGGCGACCGCGGTGTTCGTCCGTTCTGTATCTTAAAATCTAATATCTTTGTATCGAAAGGAGAATGATTATGACATTGACAATGAAAAGTTTGCAGGAGCAGATTAATGAATTAAGAAATGAAGTCGCTGTTTTAAAAGCAGTTGAAAAAACAAGAAAGATTCCAGCCGGATTAAGCGCAGGAGATACATTTAAACTTGCTGGGCTTACATGGACAATCCTTGATATTACAGATAAAGGATATATGTGCCTTGCTGACAGATTAGAGGATTCAATGAAATTTGATAGTGAATCAAATAATTGGGTTGGAAGTCAGTTGAGAGAATATCTCAACACAGAATTTATCGAAAAGATTACTAATGAAATAGGAGAAGAAAATATTATTGCATTTAACCGCAATCTTCTTTCACTTGACGGTCAAGATGAATATGGAAACTGCGAAGACACAGTATCTTTATTGACCGTAGATAACTACCGCAAGTACAGAAGCTTTATCCCGAATACTGACGATTGGTGGTGGCTTGCAACACCATGGAGCACAAAGCGTAATGACTGTGAATATTCCGTTACCGTCGTTTCGCCGTCCGGCTGTATCGACGGCGGCTGCTGTAACTACTGCTGCGGTGTTCGCCCTTTTTGTATCTTTTCATCTGAACTCTTTGAATCAGAGGATTAGTAAATGGCAGAAACAGATTTAAAAGTTATTTTAAAAGCAAAAGAACTGGCAGAACATACTTTGCGGGTAACTTCAAACTGCAACCGATACCCGAAAAATACAGATTTATATGTAAAAGAATTATTAGAAAGAGAGGAATAGAGATTATGGCAGAGAATACAGCAGTTGCGGAAAAGAAAGCGTTTACCACCTCTTTAAGTGAGTGGAGCAATACAATGACAGGACTTATTATCAATGATTATAAGGCTGTTGGAATGGATATGGACGATTACGCAAAAGAGTGCGCTATGGAAGCTATGACAAGCATATTTAATCTTGTTAAGAGTGACCCTAAGATTAATATGGGAAATCTTGATACAAGCAATTTAAGGGGCATTGTGAAGCGTTGTGCAAGCCTTAAATTAAATGCGAGTGCATATCCGAGAGAGTGCTATTTTCAGTTGCGAAACGTAAAAATAGGCGTTGACCCGCAGACCGGAAAAGATATTTGGCAGAAACAGGTTGAAATGGGAATTGAGGGTAGCGGCTACGATTCTTTGCTTGCTAATTACGGCAAAGATGTTAAACAGGTATATCCGTACTGGGTAATTAAGGAGGGAGATAAGTACATACCGCCTAAACACAAGGGACTTACAATTACAGAACCGGAGTGGGAGGAAAATGGACAGTCTGATAAAGCAGTAAGAGTTGTTTATCCTGTTAAATTGGCAGACGGAACAGTTACGTATCTTTCTGCTGATAGAGACAGCGTTAAGGTAAATCTTTTAGCTCATGTTAAGCAAAACATAATGAATGAGACTTTTGGCATTTGTGAGGATAGATACCACGCTACACCAAAGCAGAAAACAGAAATTAAGGCTAAGAAAGAAGAAATACTTAACGCTTTAAGAGCGTGTAAGACAGTTGATGAAATGCTTGAATGTGAACTTGCAAGACCATTTATCAGCGGTGCTTGGCTCGATACACCGGAGAGTATGATTCAGAGAAAAATGTGTAACAATGCGACAAGGAAATATCCTAAGAACTATGACCCAATGGCACGGCAGGCACAGGTTGAAATGGACGAAGTATATCAAGCCGCACAGGCTGAAATTGCTGAAAACGCTAACAGCATTGATTTTGACGAATCAGACATTGTTGACACCACAGCCACGGAAGTAACCGAAGAACAGGCAGAAGACAGTACGCTTCCACCGTTTATGCAGGAATAGGAGAAAATATGGAAGATAGATATTTATTTAAAACAAAGCAAAAAGATACCAACGAATGGGCTATCGGAAATTTGATTCACACTTTTACTGGCATGCCTTATATCGTTACAGAATACGACCACATATTGAATTTTATTACTATCGATGAAGTTGACGAACGTACAGTATGCCAATGTACAGGACTAAAAGATAAAAACGGAAATATGATGTACGAAAATGACATTGTAAAAAGAACTGATAAGCCTAAAGCAGGAGAGCCTACAATCGGTATAATTGAATACGATATTGCCAACACAGCGTTCCTTATTCGCTGGATAGACAATCCTAATTATTCGCCGACTTTTCCATGGAAAGAAAAAATTGAAGTTATTGGCAACAAATTTGACAATAAAGATTTGTTAGAAAAGGAGTTTTGAATGAGAGTAATTTCACAAGACGGAATAATAGATGTTCCTTATGAAATGGCAGTTGTTTATGTTGAATGCGAAGGTGTTATTGCCAAAGTTGGTGATAAAAGATATGTAATGGGTAGTTATTCAACAGAAAAAAAGGCAGTTAAGGCTATGGAAATGTTGAGGGAGCATAATGAGGGTGTCATTTTTCTCAAAACAATAATAAATACCGAAAAAGGTACTCCGTTCGTAAGTGGTTTGTCGAAAACTGATTTTAACAAGCTGACGCAGAATTATTTTCAGTTTCCAAAAGATGACGAGGTGCAAGTATGAAACTAACTTGTCTAGCCACAGGAAGTAGCGGCAACTGCTACACATTAACAAGTGCCGCAGGAGAAACACTTATCCTTGATTGCGGCGTGCCAATTAAAGACATTAAAAAGGGCTTAGATTGGAATATTAAGTGTGTGGCAGGGTGCATTGTCACACATGAGCATAAAGACCACTCATTGTCGTTCTATAGCATAAGAAGAATGGGTATTAAGGTATTTACACCTTATGAGGATTTAGACCGAATAGAAGCTGACGAAAATGTAATGCTTACTGAAAAGATTGGTGGATTTACAATCAAAGCTTTTCAAGTGCCGCACAACGGAACAAGGAATTGCGGATTTCTGATTTATGCAGACGGACAAAAGATACTCTATCTCACAGACTTAGAATATTGCCCGTACTCGTTCAAAAATACAAAGGTCAATCAAATGTTGATTGAGTGCAACTACATAAAAGATATGATTAACACTGATTTACCGAACTACATACACAAGGTCAGAGGTCATTGTGAGTTGGAAACAACTAAAGGAATTGTAGCAACAAATAATTCAGAATCCTTGCAGAATGTAATATTGTGCCATACAGGAGTAGAAACTTGCGACAACGATAGAATTATCGCAGAGGTTCAGAAAATCGCACCACAGGCGAATATAGATGTCGCAGAAGCAGGTAAGAGTTGGATTTTAAGGGAAGGAGATGAACCGCCATTTTGAGAATTGAAAAGCTGATTAAATTTTTGAAAGCTAACTTTGAAGATGGAATACAGATGTTTAATACACCGTCATTGACACATAGTTTCAGATTACCTATTTATATCAAAGATGAAATCGCTGTATTATGGTCTCCATATTACGAGTACATAGAGATATATGGCATTTCTAACGAAGAGTTTGAAAGAATTATGAGAGAGGCGAAAGGATATTGCGAGTGTCCGCTTTAGAAAGGAGCAGAAATGGAGAGATTAACAAGTAACAAGACAACATCTGATATGAATATGCTTGAATTGGCACATAACAGTTGTTACATAGATGAAAAACACAATGCAAGATATATGGATTATGAGCAGGATATTGACAGCAGAGAGCTCGTTAGAAAACTTGTCAAAGATATGTGTGATGAAGATTTATCTTATATGTCAGATGAGAGATTTGACCAGTATATGGCTGAAATGTTGTCAGTTGGAGTGAGTGACACAATAGGACTTTTAGCTGTATTCTATCGTAACTTATGGGCTATGGCTGAGTTAAGGGAGAAGCTAAAAGAATATGAAGACTTAGAGGAACAGGGCATGCTTATTAAGTTGCCTTGCAAGGTGGGAGATAAAATTTTTCTTGATTTTGCAGGATTTGGAAAAGATGTAGACAAGTTTACAGTTAAGGACTTCCATTTGGATTGTTTTAAAAATAGAGAAACTATACTGTTTTGCGATTATGAATCGGATGACAGGACTTTATCTGGTCAAATTGATGTAATGGAATTTGGCAAAACAGTATTTCTCACAAAATCCAAAGCAGAAGCAAAACTGAAAGGATTGCGAGGTAACAATGATTGATTGTAATATTTGCAAGTATAAAGAAGACTATGATTATTGTATAGAATGCAAACACGGAGAGTTGTTCGAGAGGAAAAATGTGTCAGAACCTAAAAAAATATCAGTTAGTAACGGAAAAGAATATTGCGAACATTGTGGTTATTTGTGTAAATATGCCAGAGGATATAAAAAGTTTTATTGTATTAGGTGTGGCGGACTTAATTTAAGAAGTTGGAAGAATTGAGAGGTGGAGAAAATGAAAGTAATAATTGACATACCTAAAGATTTTACAGGAGATTATATTGCTGACAAATTCAAAGATTTCTTTTCGAGGGTTATTGCGGATATTGATTGCAAAGGTATGTGCGGTACATATGAGAAAGAAATTGCTGAAATGTTTTTAAAAGCATTTGATGATAGCGAAGAAAAGATTTCTCGCAACTGCCAGCACAACAGCAATTCGAGAGATAATGAGTCTTGTTGTAAATGTGATAGCAGACAGACTAATGCTGACGGAATCAGGCATATGTCGGATGAAGAATTGGCAAAATACATTTACGATGTGTCTGAACATTGCGCAGACTGTGTTGTGTGCGGCGATGACTGTGACAGTTGCAATGGTACAGAAGATATTTGCGTGCCGAAGATTATTGAATGGCTTCAATCAGAAGCGGAATAGGAGAGAATATGGAAGAAAAAGACAAACTTATCAAACAGTTAGCAGATGATTACAGTGCAGTTCTTAAAGAAGCTAAATCAATGGGTTGTAATGAAATAAAAGCGTTATATAATATACCACTTAAAAATAGGGAATTGATTGTACAGACACTTGAAAAGCAGATACCGAAGAAGCCTGAAATAAGAAATGTGACTTGTGCTGATATTGAAAGTGAATTAAGAGATTTTATCACTACACAAGGGGAAATTTGCCGGTGTCCTACTTGCAAAGACACTATTTGCGTAAGTGGAATTGAATATTGTTGGTATTGCGGTCAAAGATTAGACTGGTCAGAAGAAAGTGAGGAATAAGTATGGCAAGAATATTAAGAATATGTGGATATTTGGTATCTGACAGAAATACTACTTCTAAGGACTTAGAAAGTTATATGGACGCTATGCGGGGTGAGTGGTGGCAGCAGTTACACATTGAACAGTCGGAAGATTTTGACCTTGATGGCGAAGATAAGCCAAACTGTGACCTTGCGTTACTCACAAGGCATTTTAAGGCAGATAACATCAGTACAGAATTTGACAGACCTTTACCACAGAAAGGCGAGAAATATAAGCATTTCAAGCTAGGCAAGATTGTTACTATTATCGGTATTTCAAGGCATACAGAAACAGAAGAAATATCGGTTGTGTATGAATATGAGGGGCATATCTGGAACAGACCCCTTGAAATGTTTATGAGCGAGGTTGACAAGGAAAAATATCCTAATACAGAACAGAAGTACAGATTTGAATTAGCAGAAAGTGAGGAATAAGTTATGAATAAAGTGATTTTATGCGGAAGATTAACAAGAGAACCAGAGGTTAGATATTCACAGACAGCAAACGGAAGTATGGCGGTAGCACGGTACACATTAGCTGTTGACCGTAAATTCAAAAAAGAGGGCGAGCAGAACGCAGATTTTATTAATTGCATTGCATTTGGAAAATCGGGAGAATTTGCCGAAAAATATTTCTTTAAGGGAATAAAAATTGCAATCAGCGGCAGGATTCAGACTGGAAGTTATACGAACAAAGACGGTCAGAGAGTTTACACGACTGATGTAGTTGTTGAAGAACAGGAGTTCTGCGAAAGCAAACAGAATCAGCAAAGTAGCGGCATAATTCAGCCGAACAGTAATGTTGACAGCAATGGATTTATGAGTATCCCAGACGGAGTGGAAGATGAGGGATTACCATTTAATTAAAGAGGTGTGAGTATGACAGAGAGTGAAGCAAACACAATCTTGAAAACAGAGATAGTACATCATCCAGAGTGTTCAATTTTTGCAGAAGCGCTTGGTCTTGCAATACAGGCACTTGAAAAAGTACAACAGTACCGTGCAATCGGCACGCCGGAAGAATTACAGGATATGAGAAGCAATTATTTTGAAGCATTAAGTGATTGGCGTCAATATCGCAAGATTGGGACTTTGGAAGAATGCCAGACGGCACTTGAAAAGCGGATACCAAAGAAAGTAAAAAATAGCGGAGAGAGAATTCCGTTTGAATGGTATTGTCCTAATTGTGGAGAACTATTGTGTGATGATGGCTATAAAGATACCGACATTAAATATTGTGATAATTGCGGTCAAATGATAGATTGGAGTGATGAAATTTGAATTATCAAAGCATTAGGCAGGCAAAAGCGATTGAACAGAACAATAAAAAACGTTTATTAGAAGTCAATCCAAAGCTTGACGAGGAGAGCGGCATATACTTTTTGACACGAATTGATGAAAACGGATTCAAGTATGCCTATATCGGGCAGGCTGTACATATTCTGACAAGGCTTTCACAGCACCTTGTCGGATACCAGCATATTGATTTATCGCTCAAAAAACATGGGCTGTATGCAAACAATAACCCTTGTGGCTGGAAAATCGGATTTTTGCATTTTCCTAAGTCGGAACTGGATAAACAGGAACAGCATTATATCAAAGCATATGCCGATTATGGTTATCAGTTGCGGAATAAAACAAGCGGTTCGCAGGGCGAGGGAAAAGCACAGATTGATGATTACAAGCCGTCTAAAGGCTACCGTGATGGCATACAGCAGGGCAGAAAGAACCTTGCAAGGGAATTATCCAATATAGCAAAAAAGCACCTTAAAATTGAATTGAGAGAAGATAAGGCTAATAATAAGGTGTCGCAGAAGCAGTTTGAGAAGTTTAATGAATTACTAAAGGAGAGCGAAGATGAATAAAATAACAATCGAAACAGATAACCCTATAACTATTCATAGCGGCAATAAAAAATTATTTAAGAAACCAAACAGTGACTATTACAGGCTAGATTTAATAGTTAGGGGAGTAGTAGATGGAAGGCAGACCGAAGATATTAAAACTGATTATATGAGCTTCGTTAAAGAACAGGCATACAAAAGAAGAGAAAGCATGGCGAAGTACATTCAAGAGTTAATCGGCAAAGAAATGGATAAGGATAAGTCAGCATACAGACAGTATCTTATTGATGAAATTAGTAGACTGATAGTGCCTCCATTTTTGACTGACTCAGACCACGCAGTATTAGAAACGCTTCAAAATTGTTTAGCAACTTATGACAAGTTGGAAGTTTAAGGGATTATTGAAAGTGGGTGGCAACGATGACGATTGATAGAGTTATTAAAGACTTAAAGGGCGAATATTCAAGCCCTTACAATAATCAGCTTGTAGAATGGCTTGAAGAATTGAAAGCGTACAGAACAAATGAAGGAATGTCAGAAAATGTATACCGCTGTGGTTATAAATTCGGTTACAACAAGGCTATTGATGATTGCATTGAAGAACTTAAAAAGCGAAGAGACACACTCTATATGAAAGTAAATTGCGATGATTTAGAACTTAAAATGCTATCAGAAAAGTTGAAAGGAGCGAAGTGAAATGAAGATTTTAAGCAAGAAGAAATATAATAAACTCATTGATGATTTTGAAAAAATGCAGGAAAAGGTAGAAGAACTTGAAAAAATGCAGGAAAAGGTAGAAGAACTCAAAAGAACAAATGAAAGCCTTGGGAAAAAGCTAGAAGATAAAAAGACGAGTTGCAAAATGAATAGCGGAAAGGATTTCTGCTTTAATTGTACAAATTCTTACAGGTACAAGACATATTGGAATTGCACAGAAGTTGAGCGGTGCGGTTGCTTACTTGATGTTCCTTGCGAAGATTTTGAGAGAAAGGGAGTTGGAGAATGAAGATTGACGAAAGCACAATAAATCATAACGCATTAAAGCTAATCAACTTTGCCACAACAGGCGTTGTTGATGAAGAAAATTCAGACGGATATATGATAGGCGTATTTAACTATATCAAAGGTATCTGTGATATGGCTAACGCTATGAAAGAGGTTTTGGAAGTTAATTAAAAATCTAAGAAAGGAAATAGTCCATGAGTGAGAAAATGAAGCGTATTCCTCATATTAACTCTTATGAGGATATAAGAAAAGAAATGAACAATGACTTGCGATATAGACTGAATAGCAGAAAAGAGAGGACTTCATTGGGAGTTCCACTTTACTATCGTATCAATGTTCAGATTATAACAACGCAGGAGTGCCCATATAGTTGCCCGTTCTGTTTAGAAAGGCAGAATCCAATGGCAGGAGAAAATGACTTTGATAAGCAGATAGAATCATTGAAAGCAGTTTTGAGCGAACATCCCAACGCAAGGCTTTCTATAACAGGCGGAGAACCGGGGCTTTATCCACAGCATGTTAAGCAACTTGTAGATATATACAACGAACTTAGCAACAATGTTTTTTGTTCTGTAAACACAGCAGGATATACAAGAGAGTTAAACGGATTATGCCACATAAATCTGTCTCATAACGATTATGTACACGCAAATCCGAGCAACTTCCCTAACTGTACATTGCAGACTGTTGTGGAAAATCCAAGCATAGATTTTATAAAGGAATTTATGCACAAAGACGCTGACAGCTTTTCATTCAGATTTTTAAGTGGTCTTGAAAAGAAAGATTATCCTGTAAAAATATGGAATGATTTACAGAATGATGATGATATTGATATTCATACCTTTAGAATTGGTGATTTCTTTGTATATGCAACATTTGACTATATGGGAAAACATGCAAGATTGACATTAGGAGATATGTGGCAGCAGAGAAACAATGATTATAAAGATGGATACTCAAATATTATTATTCATCCTGATGGAACTATTGGAACTAATTGGAGATAAGAAAGTAGGTGATTCAGCTGAAAGATAACCAGTGCAGAGCTTACAAACACACATACAAATGCCCGAAAGACAAGTGTGACGGCTGTCATCGGCGCATGAGCAGATTCTATCTGCTTGAGGAAATTGTTGAAATGCTTATGAAATCAGATATTCCAATTGAAAAGGGCAATTAAAATGAAAATTAAAGATTTAATAAAGTTAATCATACGAATTGCGGTTGTTTTGACATTTGCCGTAGCAATAATTGCGATTGCAAGGTTGGTGATTGTGACATTTTGGCAACAAATTGTCAAAACTGTAATTGTAATTGCGATCATATCGTTGATTTGCTGGGCATTTGAGTAATTATGGGAGTATATATGCAAGGACAATTAGATATATTTGACTACATAAGAGAGCCTATCAGCATTACAAATCCTATCCGATTGATAGAGTTGTTTGCAGGCTACGGTTCACAAGCTATGGCACTTGAAAGGATAGGTGCGGAATTTGAACATTACAGAATTGTTGAGTTTGATAAGTATGCTGTAGCAAGTTATAACGCAATTCATGGGACAAACTTCTCAACTATGGATATAACAAAAGTACACGCACTTGACTTAGCCATAGAAGATACGGACCACTTCACTTACTTACTTACTTACTCATTTCCTTGCACTGATTTATCAGTTGCTGGAAAACAAATGGGAATGAGCAAGGGTAGTGGTACAAGAAGTGGTTTGCTGTGGGAAGTTGAAAGAATTTTAACTGAAATCAGAGATAGCAACAGAGAATTACCACAGATTTTATTTATGGAGAACGTGCCACAGGTCCACGACAAAAAGAATATTGAAGATTTTAAGAAATGGATAGATTTTCTTGAAGGCCTTGGCTATACGAATTATTGGCAGGATTTGAATGCCAAGAATTACGGAGTTGCACAGAATAGGAACCGTTGCTTTATGTTTTCGTTTCTCGGAAATTACACCTACAAATTTCCGCAGCCTATACCACTTCAAAAGAAGTTGAAAGACTATCTTGAGGATAATGTAGATGAAAAGTATTACATCAACAATGAAAAAACTGACAAGCTGATAAAACAGCTTATTGACAATGGCACATTACCACAACATAATCTTGACAGACAGACAGACAGACAGACAGACAGACAGACTTGCGTTGACGGAACAATCAATAAGCCACAACAGAGAGAAGTTGCAAACTGTATCAAAGCAAGATACGACGCAGGAATCAGCAACTTGCGGTCAGATGGAAACTGTGTTGTTGAAAGACCAAGGAGCGACATTAGATAAACAAATTGATATTGCAACAACATTGAGAGCAAGAGACTACAAAGACTTTGATAATTATGGAAGTAACGGAGTGATTGAATGGAAGTAATAGGAAGTATTTACACGGAAGTTTCAGAGAATTTTCAGAAAGGCATTATCGGGGGGGGTATCTCCCGATGTGTCAAAGCAGAAAAACACGATTTAGGAGTTGTTTTAATGAATGAAGTTAGAATAGGAAATATATACGGATTTGATGGCGGTAATTATGCAGGAAATGTATATGATAAGGATAGCTGTTCTCCCACTATACGCACATATCAAGGTGGCAATCAACAGCCTTGTATAGTTGCTATGCGTGGCAGAAATCCTGATAATCCGTCAGATAGAACTGTGGGAAGTCCAACCGAGCAGAGATTAGAAGTGAATATACAAGGCACAAGTAATTGCTTAACGAGTGTGCAGAAAGACAATTTATTACTTGAAAAACCTCAATATCGTATCAGAAAGCTAACACCTAGAGAGTGCGGACGGCTGATGGGTGTATCTGATGAAGATATTGACAAAATGGCAGCAGTAAATAGTAATACACAGTTGTATAAGCAGTTTGGTAACAGCATTGTTGTTGATATCATGTGCGCCATGTTTGAAAATTTGAATATCAATCAAGGTGGTACAGTATGAAAGACGAAGCAAAACACGAAATACGAATCTTACTTGACCTGTTAAAATCCAGCCTTACACGGAACGGTGTAAGCATGGCAACTGATAGAGAGGGAAATTTGATGTTTTTTGATACCGCAGAATATAACCGAAGTGGTGGCAAGACATTTGACGGATTTAGAATCAATATTAATGATTTAGTAAAGTAACAAAGCAACAGAACTTGAATAACAGATAAGGGGCGATAATATGGCAATATATCGAAATGTCCAATTGGCATTTTGGACGGATAGCAAAGTTGAAGATGATTTTACACCGGAAGACAAGTATTTTTACATGTACCTTTTAACTAATCCACAGACGAATATCTGCGGGTGCTACGAAGTGAATTTTTTGCAAATGGCAAGACATACAGGCTATAGCAAAGACACTATCGTAAGGCTTCTTGAGCGGTTCGACAAAGTACATGGTGTTATAAAATACGATTCAAATACGAAAGAGATACTGATATTGCGGTGGTACAAATACAATTGGAATAAATCGGAAAAAGTTCTTGCAGGAGTATTGAGTGCGGCAAAACGAATTAAATCTGAAAAATTCAGAAAATACGTTAATGATATTATTGATTCAATCAGAAGTGACACGCCATTATTAGGCCACAGCATTGAAGAAACATCTGATACCAATTTGCCCGACAATGCAAATGAAAAGGAAAACAATGCGGTGTATATGAATGTTATCGACTACTTGAATAAAAGATGTAATACTAAATACAGATACAATACACAGGCAACAAAACGGCATATACACGCAAGGATAGAAGACGGGTATAAAGAATCTGATTTTTACGAGGTAATAGACAAAAAAGCGGGTGAATGGTTGGGTACGGATATGGAAAAATATTTGCGACCGGAAACCTTGTTCGGAACAAAATTTGAAAATTATTTGAACCAAAATATAGCGCCTAATAAAAATTTCAGTAAGGGAGCTATTGATTGGGACAATGTGTAAAGGCAGGTGGCAATGATTGACAAGAGAAGAAACAGTCAAAATCATTCGGATTATGTGCGACAGCTATCCGAATTATAAGCCGAACAATATTTCAGAAACGGTTGACGTGTGGTGCATGATGTTAGAGGATTACAACTACAATCAAATTTCGGTTGCGTTAAAAGCTTACGTAACATCGGATACAAGCGGATTTGCGCCGAGTATAGGAGAGCTGATAGCAAAAATACAAATGATTTCACAGCCGCAGGAATTGAATGAAATGGAAGCATGGAGTTTAGTGAGTAAAGCATTGCGGAATGGTACATATGGTGCAGTTGAGGAGTTTTCAAGGCTTCCGCCGACCGTTCAAGAAGCTGTTGGGAATCCCGACAATCTAAGAAATTGGGCAACGTCCGATTACAAAGCGATTGAAACCGTAATACAGTCCAATTTTATCAAAACTTACAGAAGCGTTACAAGCCGGACAGAAGAAATTAAAAGAGTGCCGGCAGAAATTCAGAAACTTATCGAAAAAGTAAATCAAAATTCACTAAAGGCTCAAATCGAGCAAAAATACCAAAATAATACAAAACTTCTTTCGGACAAGAATAAGTCGTCTATGAGCGATACAGAAGACGTAGAAGCATATTCAGAACCACCGAAAGAATTTGAAATTTTAAAAGACAGTTTGAGGAAATAAAATGCCATTAACGCAAAAAGAAATTAGTCATAATTGTTACAAAAGGCGCAAGGACAATGGATTGTGTCCACGTTGCGGCAAACCACTTGACAGAATCGGGCATTATTGCACTAATTGTTTGAAAAAATCAAACGAATATTCGAGAGAGGTTCGTGAGTGGTGCAAGCAAAACGGGATTTGCCCGGAGTGCAAAAAAAACAAGTTATTTGGTGATGAGCATATTTGCCCGGAATGTTTGGCAAGAAAAGCTATGTACCGCGCAAACAATCCTACATCGGACGAAAAGCGAAAAGAAAATAATGAGCGATTAAAAAAACAGCAGAAAACGCTGTATCAACAGCGGAAAGAGCAAGGCGTTTGTACTCGGTGTGGTAAACGCCCGGCGGTGAAATCTAAAGCAAAATGCGCAGTATGCTTAAAAAGGGACGCTCAAGTACATAGAAAGCAATATTACGACAAAATAGACATAAAAGAGTATCGCAAAGCTAATAATCTATGCTACCACTGCGGCAATCCTATAGACCGTGAAACAGGGCAGTTGTGCCAATCGTGTTGGGATAAATGCCGTGAAAATGGATTAAAAAGCCCGCATGATAATACATACTGGCGGCAGGACAATAACATAGTTTTTAAATGGAATCGAGGTGCTAAAAATGAACATAAATAGTGCAACTGACAAAGGCTGTGATAAATGCAAGCATAAGTTTTATTTAGGCACAAATAAGCAAGGTGCGGCAATTTACGGTTGTAAGAACCGTACTGGTAAATGCCCGGAGCGTAAAAACGAATAATTGAAAGGAAACGGCTTATGAAAATTTCAGAATTGACTAAGCCGGAGCTTGAAAAAATCATTGAAAATGCCAATTTTACAGATGAAGAAGAAAGAATTTTTAAATTGCTTTCAAAAGGGAACACTATAACACAGATAGCAATTCGGGTATCACTTTGTGAAAGAACTGTTAATCGAAAAGTTATTAAAATCAAGCAAAAAATTAAGCGATTGGAGGATATTTTATGATTAATGTTACTCAAAATGGTAAAAATGTAGACACGGAAGAATTAACATTGCCGGACAGTATCGTTAAAATGATTGCAGAGATAATTGACAAGTAAATTTTAGATGTGTAAAATGTGCTGTATCGTGATAAATGCGGCACATTTTATACTTTAGGAGGATATATACTATGAAATGTGTTGCTTATATGAGAGTATCGACAGAGAAACAGGCAGAAGAAGGTAACGGACTTGAAAGCCAAAAGCGCGATATTGAAAACTATTGCAGAAAAAATGAATTGATAATAGCTGATTGGTATGTTGATGAAGGATATACGGGTTCAAATATGAATCGCCCGGAATTGCAAAGGCTGATTACTGATTGTAGCCGCAAAAAAGTAAATTGCGTTGTTGCATTTAAGCTTGACCGTATTTCCCGAAGCATGGTTGACGGAATTTACATCATCGAAAAAGTATTCCAAAGCAATAATGTTGCGTTTAAATGTGTACATGACAGCATTAGTTATGACAGCCCTATGGAACAGGCATACACACAGATGATGGCAGTATTTGCACAACTCGACAAAAACACAATGATGTTGCGTATGCGCGGCGGTATGCTTGAACGTATTAAGCAAGGCTACTGGTGGGGTGGCGGCAATACGCCTTACTGTTATCGGTATGATAAAGAACAAGGAATATTAATTCCTATCCAGGAAAGAGCAGAACAGGCAAGGAAAGCCTTGGAATTGTTTATTTCCGGCTATTCAGACGCGAAAATTAAAGAAATATGTGGCTTCAAATCTGAATTAGTTACGCGAAAAGTGCTTACCGGAGTTGTAAATATTGGCATGATACCATACAAAGGCAATATCTATCAAGGCAAGCATAAACCGATTTTTGATAAAGATAGATTTGAACTTGCTCAAGAATTGAGAAAATCAAGGTGCTCTGCAAAAATAAGTTGCTTTACTGAACCGAATTTACTCACAGGTTTGTGCTATTGCGGAGTGTGCGGTTGTAAAATGCGTTATCAAAAGTGGAGTAATGGGAATCACAAGATATATTGCTGTTCAAGAAATAAAGGCTTGAAATATCTTCCGAATTACAATCCGAACTGCAATAATTCTCTTGAATGGGCCGACGATATAGAAAAGCAAGTTACTGATGAAATACTTAAAATTTCACTCAATTTGTCTTCTTACAAACCAAAAGCAAAAGAAACAAAGCTTGAAATTATGCAATCACAACTTGAGCGAGAACAAACAAAGCTTAAACGTCTATATAGCTTATATGCAGACGGCAATGATACTGTCTTGGAAATGATAAAAGATTTAGAATCGCAAATTTCAAAGACAAAAGAAGATATTTCTGTAGAAAGTAAAAATGCCATTAATACACAAAAGAAAGAATTTACTTATCAGAACATAAAAAAACTTGCCGATGTTTGGGACAACATCGACAAGAAACAAAAAAATTTCATACTGAAAACTATAATAGATAAAGTTATTATAGTCAATGGAAATGTTGAAATTCAGTTAAAGAATTTTTAGCATATACTTAATGCTACGGGTATTGCGTTAAAGAAGTGCTAATGCCGTATTTATCACGATTTTTAAACATGAATTATTTGAATATGTCGCTAAAGTGTCGTTTTGATGTCGCTTTTAGCGTCTTTTTTTATGCCAAAATGTAATTGTAAGGAGGAAGCGCTTATGTTTTCAGACGAAGTTTTAGAGAAGATTTTTGCAAGAAAAGAATTACAAAGCTTACCTCTGCAAGTTCAGTCAAGCATAATCCATGCGATTGAAAATGTTTTAGAGGAGGACAGCAAAAATGCAGATAAACAATCCGTATCAGCAACCGGCAATGAATTATAATCCGGGATATGCCGCATATCAGTACAATCCTATGGCAAATATGCAGAGATACCAACAGCCGGACACGCAAATTCAACAGCAGATTCCACAATTTCAGCAACAACAGCAGGTAATCGGCATAAACGGCAAGATTGTAGCGGCAGTTGAAAATATTACCGCAAATGATGTGCCTATGGACGGTTCAGTTGCCTTTTTCCCAAAGCAGGATTTGTCGGAAATCTACGTAAAAGGTTGGAACGCAGACGGAACAATCAGAACGATTGTGTATAAGCCTTATACAGAGTCTTCAAACAATACAGCGGTAAATTCTATGGGTGACACAGAAAAATCAAAATTTGACCTATCAGAGGAAAGCACAGAGGTATTAATGAACAGGTTTGATAGTTTGGAAAATAGATTAAGTGAAATCGAGCAGTTTATGACGACTAAAACATCGGCAAAAAGCACGGCTAAATCAAAAAATAGCCCAAAGCAGGACGGTGGGGGTGAAGATGAATGAATCCAGTTGAGCTTATTCGATTAATAAAAAGCGGCAATCCGCAACAGGTCCTTTCACAAATGATGAATAGCAATCCTCAAATATCAAACAATCCTATGGCCCAAAATGCTATTAAGATGTACCAAAACGGGGACACGCAGGGGTTGAAGATGTTGGCAGAAAATCTTTGCCGCGAACAGGGAATTACAACCGATGAAGCAAAACAGCGAGTTTTAAGTATTTTTAATCGTTAGTACATTTTGGGTTGTGCGCACATAATAACCGGTTATCCCATTTGTAAATATATTTCAATGGAGGTAAACAAAATGTTTAACACAGGTGCAATGCCTAGTCTTGCTGATATTGCGGCAGTAACGGGCAATAAAAATGACGGTGGCTGGGGCGACGGCAACGGCTGGTGGGTTCTTATTATTCTTTTTGCCATTTTTGGCGGCTGGGGCAACGGCGGCTGGGGTGGTAATGGTGCAAATGGCGGTGCAACACCTTATGCCACAAGCGCTTTAACGCAGGCAGATTTACAGAGAGGATTTGATACACAGTCAATCGTGTCAAAGCTTGACGGAATCTCAAACGGACTTTGTGACGGATTCTATACACAGAATACCGCGCTTATGAACGGATTCCACGGTGTCGATAACGCTATCTGCAACTTAGGCTATCAGACACAGCAGGGATTTAACACAACAAACGTTGCGTTAATGCAGGGACAGAATGCTTTGCAGTCACAGCTTGCTAATTGTTGCTGTGAAACGAGAGAAGCCATTCAGGGTGTAAATTACAACATGGCACAGAATACTTGTGCATTACAGAATACAATGAATAGTAATACACGAGATATTATCGACAGCCAAAATGCAGGAACAAGAGCCATTCTTGATTATCTCTGCAATGAGAAAATTTCCAGCTTACAGGCAGAAAACAACGATTTACGCAGAGCGGCTTCACAGGATAGACAGAGTGCATTACTTACTACTGCAATGGCTTCGCAGACACAGCAGATTATTAATGCAGTCAATCCGGCGCCGATTCCGGCATATCAGGTGCCGAACCCTAATGTATATTACGGTTGTGGTTGCAATAGCGGTTGCGGCTGCTAATTTACTAAATAATCAAGTATCTTAATCAAATTGAGTTTTTTCGAGTTTCACTCGGAATAAAACTCAAAAGGTTATGTCTGCTAATGCAGTATTACAATGTTCCCGACACCAATGTCGGGAAGACAGGGCAGACTTCAAGAAAGTTTGCCCTTTATTTTGTGAAAGAGAGGTATTATTTTATGGCAGAATTTACAGGAATTGCACTTCAAACTGTTGCGCAGGGAGAAGATGTTGCATTTACAGAAACACCGGTTGCTGGTTCAAATTGCATTACGCACAGACAGGGAAGCGGTATTGTTAAATTGAGAGGACTTACAAACCAGTGCCGGGCAAGATTTTTAGTATCTTATTCCGGGAATATTCAAATCCCGACAGGTGGAACGGTTGAAGCTATTTCTCTTGCTATTGCGATTGACGGTGAGCCGCTGCAGTCAACTCGTATGATTGTTACACCGGCGGCAGTAGAGAACTTCTTTAATGTTTCGGCACAGGCATATGTAGACGTTCCACGCGGTTGCTGCGTTACGGCAGCGGTACAAAATACATCTGCACAGGCAATCGAAGTTCAGAACAGCAATTTAATTGCAGTTCGGGAAGCATAAGGGGGCGGTTTTATGGATATTATGAGAATGCACGACATGATTGAAAAACTGTCTGAATGTGCCAAATGTGAAATTGACAAAGGAATTGAAAATATAGACCCGTGTGAAATGGGACAGGTTACAGATATGATGAAAGACCTTGCAGAAGCAATGTATTATCGTACATTGATGAAATCAATGGAAGAATCGAGTGCAGATGAAACAATGGAAATGTTTGAGCGGCTTGGTGACGGCAGAAGATTTTATGATAACTACCGCTATTCAAACGGCAGATTTGCACCGAAAGGCAGAGGAACGCGCCGGGGATACGATGAACCTCCGTATTTCCACATGACACCGGAAATGTACCGCGGAATGGAACATGACAGGGATATTGACCGCAATTATGGAAGAATGTATTACACAGAACCGGCGACAAGCGGCATGAATATGACCGAAAGCGGCTATGATAAAGCGAAGCGGCATTATACAGAAACCAAAGAAATGCACAAAGCGAATACCGCAGAGGACAAAGAACATAAGATGAAATCGCTTGAAAACTACATGAAAGAGTTGTCCGGCGATATTACAGAACTGCTTACAGACATGACGGCAGAAGAACGTACAATGCTGAAAAGCAAGCTTTCAACGCTTGTAAGTAAAATGTAATAATGTAATGGCAGGGGCAGAAATGTCCCTGCTTTCTTGAACATTGACAACTAAATATTGGCTAGTGATTTGTGGATTTAAAAAATTTTTTCAAAAAGGCATTGACTTGTTACACGTAACATTATATAATGTAACTCGTAACAAGGAGGTGGTTAAAATCGCACCTAAGAGCAGAGCTGATTACATGAAACAGCGTAGAGAAAAGACAAGAAATTTTAGTGCTGAACTTGACAGAGAAAAGTTTGAGAAGCTAGAAAAAAAACTTTCTGAAAAAGGGATAACTAAAAAGGAATGGCTTGACAACAAGGTTGATGAAGAAATCAGTAATTAAGCAAAAAGAGCAGTTGCCCATGATTTGACGGTCATGCAACTGCTCTAAAACCGAGATAACTCTCTGTGAAATATTTTATCATAGAGAGTATCTCTTTTCAAGAAAAAATTGAAAGGTAGGTATAATTTATGAAAGAATTTTTGCAAATAGTGTATACGAATCAAATAGAAAATACGGAAACTGGTGATGAGTATTTTAAAATCTTTGAACCATTTATGGATAGGCTTAAAGAAATCTTGAGTGACAGCCTTTATGAAGAACTAGAAGAATTGTTCAATACTTGTGCAGCTCAAAACAACAGCTTCTATGCAGTTACGGGTATGAAACTGGCGATTGGCATTATGGACGGAACCTTTGTTCCAACATGCTAGGAGGTTCTGTTATGAATGGAGAAGTAATAAATAAAAATACTACAATAACTACATTAGAAATTGCAAATATGCTAGAAATGAAACATTATAAGATACTTGAAAAATTAGAGGGTACAAAAGACGGCAAAACAAAGGGAGTTATTGAAACTTTAACTCACCACGATTTCGTGGTCAGTGATTATTTTATTCCGTCTACATATAAAGACGATAGCGGAAAAGAAAACAAATGTTATAAAGTAACCCGCATGGGCTGTGAGTTTCTTGCGAATAAGTTTACCGGGGAAAAGGGAATTGTTTTTACCGCCCTGTACGTGAAACGCTTCCACGATATGGAGCAGGCATTGAAAAAATCACGGCAGGCAATCCCGGAGAAAGAGTCACTTGAACATTATGGTATTGTAGAAAAGCCGGATAGCGGCAAGTGGTTTAACAAGAATAACTGGAAACTTAAAATAATCTGTGACCGATTCAAATGGACACGAAAATTTTTATACCACAAAATTCTTGTTGAACTGTCCGATTTGCACAATTTAGAGCTTGTAGAAAAGCTTTATACCGTTGCATACGGACACAAACCGGAGTACAAGCTGAATTTGCTGGATTACAGTGAAGAACTTGCCGAAACAGCAACAAGATATGTTAATTACTTGTTAATTGAAGAATGAAAAAATAATAATTTCAAATTTAGAAATCACTGGCTGATATTTAGCTGGTGATTTCTTTTTTTTGAGGTGAAATATGTTTTTGATAAATGGTATTGAGTGGAAAATTGAATTTGTTCACGGCACAAACAATAATTTGACACGTTCTGACGGCTCTATAAGCCTTGCTGTGACCGATTGGAACGACAAGACTATATATGTATCCAACAAGCCCAAAGGGGCTTATTTGCGTAAAATAATAGCACACGAACTATGCCATTGTTTTTGCTTTTCTTATGGTGTGAGTATGCCGATTGAACAGGAAGAATTTATGGCAGACTGGATAAGCAAATATGGCACAGATTTGATTTATCTGCTTGATTATTTAATGGCAGGGATACAGAGGGGAGCGGCAGTGTAATGGATAAAATAGATAAGCTTCTTGAATATGTGCGCCGGACAAATCCCGAAATGACAAAAGAACGATTGATTTATGAATTGGGAGAGTGCCGGTATACAGCAAAATCATTAATTTTTACGGCAGAAAGCGTGAATTTGCAAAAAGAAAAAGATTTAAAAAGTTGATTTAAAGCTATCTGCATGGTATAGTATTAGAAAACGCAATAAAGGGGTAGCGAAGTATGAAAACTTGTCCAAACTGTGGAGAACTGATAGGCGATAGCGTTGACCGTTGTTTTAACTGCAATTACAGCTTTAAGTACAAGAGCGTAATTAAGAAAGAAGCATTGCAGGAGTGCAGAAAGCAGGCAGAAAAAGAAATCGAAGAACTTAACCGGAAAAGAAAAGAAGAAAATGAGCGAAAAGAAGCTGTTATTAATGCTATTAAATCCGTCAGAATCACAAAAAACGACGTCATGAAAACAACCGGATTTGATTTTGTGGGATATAAAATTGTCAGATATTGCGGAATCGTAACCGATACTGCGTTATACAGTTTAGGCATGATGACGGATTTAAAAAATGCAATGAATTTTAAAGCGATGGTCGCAGGAAAAGAATATAGTGCATTTTCAGAAAAAGTGCAAACTTTTATAGATGAATTAATGAACGACATGGCATTAGAAGCCTTGTACAAGGGCGCAAACGGTTTAGTTGGAATATCATATAGCTGTGCACCGTATTGGAATACCGGCGACATTTCATTAATGATTACAATGAGCGGAACGGCTGTCTGCATTGAAAAGGAGTAGAAACTTATGGCATTTACAAATAAACGCGGAGAAAATATTAGTTTTGAGTGTTCGGAGCTGATAGATGAGTTAAAATCGGATATTGAGGAGTTCGGCGGCGATAAAATTGTCGCCGCGCGGTGCAAGGATACGCACGGTGTAACGTTGTATGTTAATTATGATTTTATTGAACCGGAAGACCCGATAAAGGAATCGGAATTACAGGAAGACGAATACATACAGACCATGACGATGACGGCGTTGCTTATGCTGTTGGAACAACAAGACAAATTATTTTAAAAGCTATAGGGAGTGTTGCGGCACTTCCTATTTTTAAATTCTATGAGAAAGGGGAAACAATGCCGAGGAAAGCAGACACTACTATTATTGATAAAGTATATAACAATTTGAAAGTTGACAAATTGACGGACCAGTACAATTCATATCATAGAAGACTTTATGAATGTACTTGTTTGCTGTGTGGGAAGAAAAGACTTGCTACTAAACAAAATCTTCAAAGAAACGAAGTAAAGGATTGTGGAAATCATCGGGATTATAAGGATATTAAAAATAAACGTTTTGGCAAATTAGTTGCAGTATACGTTACCGACCAAAAAAGCCATACAAAAAGCAGATGTAAAATATGGCATTGTAAATGCGATTGCGGCAATGAATGTGATGTACATTATGATGATTTAAAAAACGGAAAAGTAAAAAGCTGTGGCTGTTTAAAAAACGAAAACATTCAAAAATTATACGCTTATGGTACTGCACCGTGCAAATTGAACGGAAATAAAATAAGAAAAACAAATACATCAGGGACAACAGGTGTTTGGTTTGATAAGTCAAGGAATAGGTGGTGCGCAGAAATAATGTTTAAAAAGACAAAATATTTTTTAGGGCGCTACAAAAGCAAAGAAGAAGCTATAAATATTCGGAAAATTGCAGAAGATAAAATTTTTTGCGAATTTTTAGAATGGTATGAAAAAACTAAAAAAAGTGATTGACTTTTTGCGAGGCATTGATATATTTATTCTATATAGTAAAAAGAGAGGAAGTGAAAGAAAAATGCCGGCGGGACACTTGAAAAATGAACATGATAAAGAGAATAAGGAACAGGACTTTGAAACAACATTTTTGCATGGGCATGACGGTTCGCAATGTATATATTATACAAATGAAAAATGCTTATATTATAATGACTGTGAATCACCGTGCCACCATTGTCATCACTACACGACAAAAATTAGAAATTGAAAAACTGCTTGTTGTTCGCAACGGGCAGTTTTTTTAAATTTTCGCTCAATTTTTTATTCGGAAAAATTTTTAACCCCCCGTCCCTTTAGATTTTCAGCCCGGTCAATCCATTTTCAAAAATCCTCGATTTTCGAGCGGATTTTAAGCAAATTTTGCCGGCAAAATTCACGAAAAGTTTTACGATTTTAACGTGTTAAAGCATGAACTATGGACTTGCTTCGGTGAATGAAAAGTCTATTTTTTTATGTCTGCAAGCTTGTAAAATGCCCGCAGTCGCCTTATTATTTTGCTATGGTAAAAAGCTAGCCATATAAGGCATTTAAAGCCGTATATGGTTATAAACGGTATAGAAGCGCAACGGCAAAACACCTTTATTTTGGTGGTTGCTGTTCCTGCTTGCGCTTTGCCCGCGTAGCTTTTACGCGCTGTATAACAGTATCCCGATTTTGGACGTAGTATTCCCGGTTGTTTTCCGCTGAATTTTTGCGGCGTGCGATTTCTGCGCACTCTGAACAGCAGTATTTCCGGTACACAGACATAAAAGTTTTACCGCATACTGGACAGATTCGGCTTGTTTTTTGGTTGGATAACTGCAACCGCCTGCGTTCATTTCCGGCGGTGTTCTGCCGGCGCTTACGTTCAGCAGCACAGGCAGCAGAGCAAACCTCTACACCGTTGCGGCTCAAAAAGTTTTTGCCGCAAATGGTGCATTTTTTCATTTTTGGCATAGAATACCCCCTTTTATATTTTAAGATAACACAAAAAAAGCTATAAAAATAGCCTTGCATTTTATAAATATATATGTTATTATATCTATGCAAGTGAAAACTTGCAATGTGTGCGGCACATTGATAAACCGTAACGCGTGGCGTATTGAAATATGTTTTAGTACTATTTCAAAAAAAGCCGCACACAAAAGCCCCGGATTTTTTTCGGGGCTTATTTTAATATACATCTGTTACTTTGTATATAGTTTCATGATATTCATTTTCGTTTGATACCACCTCTATAGTAATAGATATATTTTCATCGTATACTTCCAACGTTTGCGAGCTGGAATATGGTATATCTCTAAAATCACCGGTTTCCACGGCATAATCCGAATAATCCTGGCTGTTTCCGTTTTTGTCCAAATATTCAGAATCGAAAGAACAGATTAAATTTTCGTAAAAATTTTCTTCTGTCTTCCATTCTCCAATTAAATTTCTTAAATTTTCGCGGAAGCGTTCTTCCGCCTGCTCTAATGTATACATAGCATACCCCTTTCCGGGCTTTTGCCCTTAAAATTTATTTTTTTTGTTAAAAGCAAACCGGGGAATCGAACCCCGGAAGCTCGGCACCGTCTGCCGCTTGCCTGTTTAATCAGCTAAAATTTGCCGTGCTGTATTAAATACATACAGCCTGTTGTGTGTATGTCGTTTAAAATCCCCGTTTTCTGCGATTACTCGCCCAATATTGGGATATTTAAGTGTCACAACTGTTAGATACTTGTCTAACAGCTCATCCGGGCATTTTAGGCACTCTATAGCATTTTCTATCGTGCTTTTATTACTATTGCAGTAAACACCATCAATGCGTATTTCTTTTTCGTTTTGCAGTTTGTCAAATTCTTTCAGCAGTTCCGCTTTTGTCATATAATCACCGCCCTATCTAAATACCATACAATATTTATTATGATTACTATTATCTGCTACAAATTCAAACACAATAACTTCATAACCGTATTTTTCCGTATATGCTTTTCTTTTTTCTGAATTATATTCTTCTGTAAGTCCTTCTAAAGTCTGAAAAAAATAATGTTCAAGTCCTGCATCTAACACTTTCGCTTCTTCTCGTGTATCATATCCGTTACGAATCTCGCTTGCTTCTTCTTTCGTAATATTAAAATAATCTGTAGTTTTATAAATTGTCATATAATCAACCTCCTTTTATTTTTTATAAAAAGCATTGGACGGAATCGAACCGCCCGCGCGCCTGTTTGCTACGCTTTTTTAAACATTTCCCAAGGCCCTGCAATCATGCCACCTTGGCAAGCGGCATATATTACAACTTCGCCGCTTTTTGTTATTTTGTACTTTTTAAAAGTACATTTTATAGAATGTTTGCGGTCATTAAAGCCGTAAACAAGTTTGTCCCCTATTTTCATATTTCTGCCCCCTCTTTGCGGCAAATTTCAAACACATCTTCTTTTATGTGTTTATATTCTACGTTTTCCCAAAGCCCTACACCGTAGAAGTCCGCCATTAAATTGCCAAAATGGTTATATTTATATTGGATATTTAATTGCTTAAATACCCTTATAGCGGCTTCGTTTTTGCTCTCCAGATGTTGCCAGCGAAAGAACAAAGATGTCCCCGCCTTGTCTGCGGCTTCTTTGGTTTCGGCGGGCTTGATTTCGACGCGGTCAATTCCACCTTTTTCTATTTCTTTTAAAATATCGGCGACTTCCTTTAAAACGTCGCCTTCTTCCGGGGTTTCAAAAGTATAATTTTCATTGTATCTTGTCCCTTCGATTATTATATTGTATTTCATTTTTCCACCTTTCCGCCCTGCTGGGCTTGTGATTCTGTTTTTTGTTCTCTTGTCTTTCGACATTGTTATAATAACACATCTTCTTACTAATTGCAATAGATAATTGCATTATTATTTTAAAATAATTGCAATTTATAATTGCTTTATAAGCTCGAATCCGTTTGACATATTGCAATATATATTGTATTATAGTATTGCAATTTATAATTGCATAAATATATTAAAAAAGGAAGATAAAAAAATGAAAACAGATAAGGAAATAGCTGAAAAGGCAAGAGAGCGCGCAAAAAAGCAAAACGAAGCCGCAAAAAATAATTGGGATTGCATTAGTTGCAGGCTTCCCAAAGGCACAAAAGACCGTATACAGGCATTAGGCTATACCGTAAACGGCTTTTTAAATGCCATTGTATTGGCAGAGCTGGAAAAACTGGAAGCGGAAGCACCGCAGGCGACACAGCCAGCACAGCCGGAAGCCGTAAAAGAAGAACAGCCGGAGCAGGCACAGCCAAAAGCAGACGCGCCGGAAGATGTGGCAGAATTAAATAATTGGTTGCACCAAATACAGCAGGAAAACGAGCAAAAGCGATTGCAAGAGGTCGCACGGCGGCAAGCAAATGTAGAAGCCGAAAATGGCTATGATTAATAAAATAGTTGCCGTTTAAAAAATTAAGTTATATAATACTATACAGAGCGGAACACGAACCGCTCAACAATTTAATATAGCACGTAAAAAAAGAGAACCGCGCCCCCTCGGCGGTTCTCTTTTTGCTTCTTTTTTATTCTTCGGAGTTTCCCCAGCCGGAAAGCGTGCACGGATTCCCGTTACCGTCTTCCCATCCACCCGTTATCGGGTCAATGCCACTGTTTAATTCAGCGGTGCAATTTTTATAGTCCGCGTAATCTCCGCAAACTATATGTCCCAAAAAATCCCCGTCTAAATTTACAGAGAACACCGCCGAGCCGTCCCCCTCTACCGTTATGCCGTTTTTAAATTCCCAATATTCCATATTTTTATACCCTTGCGGCAGTATTGCCGCCCTTTCTTTTTTGATAATAGTATTATCGCACCCACCTAATATTTTGTCAAGGAAATTTTATCTAAAAATAGAATAATTTTATTGACTTTTTACTATATATAATGTACAATTTTTAACATATTAAAAGGAAAGGAGCACGCAAAATGATAAAATATAAAATAGACGTGTTCGAGCTTTTAAAAGCTCGCGGATATAATCAAGCAAGAATCCAAAAAAACGGGCTTTTGTCGGGGCAGACAATGCAAAATATTAAGGCAGGAAAAAGCATTACGCTGGAAACGTTAAACCGAATATGCATAATGTGCCGTTGCCAGCCGTCCGACATAATAGAGGTTGTGCCGACAGACGCGGAAAAAATAAAATTTTTCTAGCAAAAGCACTTGACAATATTCTAAAATTAGGATATAATAAAGACAGATTAAAGGAAAGGGCGCCCCGTAGAGGGGCGAGGGTACAGAAACATGATGAATGAAAACAACGGAAGCTGGCAGGTGTTCGCGGTTGCACGCGAACATTTAAAGGAAATGCCGTTTGACTATGACGGTAAACACGCAACTGGCGACTGCGTGAAGTTATCCACAACAGGTGAGTGGGTAACGGAATATGAGGGCGAGGAATACGAAGACGCGCCCGACTGCGTGGAAACGTGGGAAGATTAATATAATTTCCCATTTTGATAGTTAGATAGTTACCATGATAAAAATATCATATCAGGATGACGATGAAAGCATTATATTTTAAATTTTCATTTTTAGCCAGGTACATAATGCCCGGCTATTTTTATTTTTAATAATAAATATTAATTTTAATATTTTATCTGCAAAAAGTCAATAAAATATCCAATTTATAGAAATTTAATAAAATTTATAAAAAATTCCGCCACTCGAGCGATACCCTATAGATACCCTA